ACCAGCAGATGAATAATCTTTTCTTTTTTGTATCATCCATCCTTGATTTTCACGATTTTGCATAAAATGAGGTAAATTTTTAGTATAAACTTCAATTACTTTTTTTTGACCATTTACTTTAAAATCGGGATTAAATCTTTTTCCATCTGGTGTGTTTATCCAAAACTTATAATCTCCTACGTATCTTAAATCTAGATTTTTATTTAAAAATTTATTAATAAACTTTTTTTCTAATAAAGTTGGTCTTTTCCACTGAGTTTTTTTCATTCCCTCTTGCCAGTTTTTAACATACTCTGGGGTTTTCCACATCTTTTTACAAGAAATACTTGTTTTAAGATTAGAAATTTCAGGGTTTTTTCTTTTGTATCCTTTTTGATTCTGAGGCAATTCTTTTTGTTTCATCAAACCAAGATTATTTCTTTTTGAAATTTGTTTTGAATTAATATATTTTAACCATTGTTGTTTTCCAACATTATTAATTGAACGAAGTTCTCGTTCCGTCATTTCCAATACTTCCATTCCAATTTCAAAATTTTCTGTTACTAATGGTCTATTATCTGCTCCCCACCAAACGTGATCTTTAGTGCAAATTATTTTTTTCCTTAATCCAAAATCTAATACACACAAATCATTGGAGGACACTTCTTTTTTAATAATATTTTTAATAGTGTTTTTAACTACAGAGCTTCCATTCCATGTCCAAATTTCATCACCTATTTTTAGATTTTTAATGGATGTATATCCGATTGGAGTAGCAATTGGACTATTACCACCTAAACATCCAAAAGTTTTAAACCTAGCATCAGTTACAGTACCAGTAACATCGTCAATTTTGAGACTGATTTTCATGATATCACCACAAACAGCTGCTCCTACTTCACCAACGGCATCTGCATCTTTAATATCACCCATGTTACGTGGATTTAAAAAATGATCCATAACTGTTTCGTTGTATAATGTATAAGAATCGCTCATAAATTTATTGTATTGTTTGTTTTAGATCATTATCAACCATTTTTTTCACAAGTTGATCAAATGAAGTTTTTGGATTCCAATTTAATTCTTTTCTCGCTAAGTTACTATTTCCTAGTAGTAAATCTACTTCTGCTGGTCTAAAGAACTTCGGATTAATTTTAACTAAAACGCTTGAGTTTGGATTGTATTTTTCGTATGTTTCAACTGAAATACTAAACTCTTCATTTACTCCGTTACCGTGCCAAGTACCTTCAATTCCTGCATATTTAAATGCTAATGATACGAATTCTCTGATAGTATGTGTTTCATTGCTACTTAATACGTATTCGTTTGGTTTTTCTTGATTTAACATTTTCCAAATACCTTCAACAAAATCTTCAGCATCACTCCAATCTCGTTTTGATTCTACATTTCCTAATTCGATAGGATCAAAAGATTTACCTTCAATTATAGCTTTCTTAATTCTAGCTACACCTTTTGTAATTTTACGAGTTACAAATTCCCCTCCTCTACGAGTGCCTTCGTGATTGAATAGTAAACCTTGTATAGCATATAGATTATAACTTTCTCTATAAACTTTTACAATTTGTCTAGCTGCCGATTTACTAGCACCATATGGACTACGAGGTTTTGCAGGATGTTTTTCGTCTTGAGGAACGTATTCTACATTACCATATTCTTCACTACTTCCGGCATTATAAAATCTACAGATTGGTTTATGTTGACGAATTGCTTCTAAAATATGAATAACTCCAGTTGTATTACATTCCCAAGTATGTGCCGGAAAGTCCCAACTGCTGGCTACAAATGTTTGTGCGGCTAAATTGATAAAATAATCTGGCTTTAAGTCTTTTACAATACTGTTTATAGCATGTGCATCTGTTAAATCGAAATTTACAAGAGCAAATCTATTTAAACTGCAATCAACATCTTTTAAATTGTCATGGTTTGCTACACTAAGTCTACGAACTCCTCCAAAAATCATGTAATCTGTATTCTTCAATAAATAATCAACCAAATGACTACCATCTTGTCCAGTAACTCCGGTGATAAAGACCACTTTTTTATTTTTGGGAATGAGTGAAACCGAATCTAAAATTTTAAATATATTCATATTTTTTATAATAATTGTTGATGTCATATAAAAACTTTTAAAGTGTTCAGATTATATATGTATATATACTATGAATCAAGATATTTTAATTCAAAATCTAGAAAATAAAGATTATTTTAATTCTGTTATACAAGATTTTCCGGGACTATACTCAGATTGTTTGATGGTAAAACAAAAAAAGTCAAAAAAGCTAACACAAACTTCTGTTGAAAAAATTATAAATTTTTATAAAACAAATCAAAAATTTAAAAAATTTATAGATAATTTAAATTTAACGATATCAAAAGAATCTATAAAAGAAGAGGTAAACGACGTAGCAGGATTAATAATAGTAATTGACAAGCAAGAAAACAGTTATAAACAACTTATGGAAACTGCAAAAAAAGAAAAGTGGGTATATAAAGGATTACACATTATAACTGAATTTGATAAACTTCGATTATATTTTTATTAATATTCTTAATCTTCATCTTCTCCAGCATCGTCATTTTCGTTTGTATTATTTCCATATTTTTTATGAAAATTTCTAAAATCTTCATCACTTAACCCTAAAGAAGATAGTATCGATAAAATAACATAACATATTTCATCTTTAGTATAATTTGAATCAATTAATTTTTTTGCTATTGTACTAGAAACGTGATTTAATTTTAATAATTTGGTGTCATCTGTTATAAATGTATTTACTTTATCTTTATTATTATAATTTATAATTAATCCGGGAATGTCTTCTTGTTTCAATGACTGTCTAGTAAATTTTGATATTTCATCATTTAGCATCTTGTTAAACTGTTTAGGATTTTTACATTTCTTCTTTAAACGATCATTTAATTTTTTGATATATATTTTAGAAACTTTTTTGGCAACGCTAAAAGAAACTAAAACTCCATGTTTCGATATAAGATGTTCAACAGTGTTCATTATTCAATAAATATCATTTAAAATCTTGATTTCAACGGACATTTTGCTCCTTGTAAAATATCTGGATCCATGTTAAAATGAATAGTTCCTTTTTTAAGATAGCCTCTTCCACAATTAAATGTACAGTTATAACAATATATTTTTATATTTTCTAACCTATGATTATGTTTATCTCCATCTTCAAAATTAAGTAATAAAGGAATTTTGCCATCAGTAATTCTTCTTTCATGATATCCACATTGTTCACATTCTGCTTTTTTAATACCAGATCTAATTAACTTATCTTTTAATCTGTGTATTGGAAAATTAGGATGTTTGCCTTCTAATATATCTGTAATAGGATATTTTCCTTTATAAGGATTAAATGGGCATATATTTGGTCTTTTTGCAGTGCGGTCATACTTCTTAAAAATATTATAAAGTTTACAATATTTTTTGTATGTTGGATAACTAACCCCCAATCTTTTTGCTGCTTGTCTTGCACTTGCAGTAACTTTTTGTACTTCTAAAATTTCGGATTCTAATAAAGGTTTCGCTGATAGTCCAACAAGTCCTCGTTTTTTAAAAATAATATCATCTGCTTTTTTCTGTAAAAAAGGAATAGTAATATCTTGTTGTTTAAGTGCTTCAACTTCTGCCACTATTTCTTTATTTACTTCATCTGCAATTTCAGAGCCAATTACAGTTAAATCTTTTATATCTTTTACTTCACGTTTTAATAAATCTAATTCTTTAGATTTTGCTTCTAATTCTTTTAGTCTCAACAGAATTGCATCTATATCATGATTATTTGGAGTATCGCTCATACATTTTTCAAAGGCTCAGTTGCCCAGTCTATGTTATTATTTTTAATAAAATGCTCTCTTACTATTTCTGCATATTTATGCATTCCTGCGTTTATTAAAATTTTATATGCATTGAACGTATGCATATTTTTATACAAATCTTTAGGCAAAGAACTATTATATAAACAACAGTTTATTACAGATGCCACTCGCAATTGTTTTTCTTTCACCAAGCTTTCAATAGCTTGTGTGCATGCTTCTGTGTATATATCTTCAAAGATTTTATTATCAATCTTTACTATTTTTGTCCAATTTCCACTACTAACTATTACTGTTTTTATCATAATTAAGATCTCCGTCATTCAATAAGTCTAAGTTTGTCAATTTTTTATTTACATTTTCACAAACTTTTTCTTCGACTGTATTTGCTACAAATACTATTTTTTGTATACTTTTTGTTTTTGAACTATCTCTCCAAACACGTCCTGTTGATTGTCTCATATTTACAGGAGAATATGAAGGTGAAATTATAGCTAATCTTGGATGTTTTCCGTTTATATCATGCAAAGAAATTCCAGCACCACCAGCCGCTATATTAATTAATATAACTCTTTCTTTATCATCTTGGAAATCATCAATACTCTGCCGTCTTGTTTTTTTATATTTTGCTTCTCCATTAACAATACATTGTGTATTTAATCTTTCAGAAAGTGCATGTAATGTTTCGGTGAAGTTAACAAATACTGCTACACTCATACCATTTTCAATTCCTTCTTCTATCATTTCAACAAACAAAGGAACTTTTATTAATTCGATTTCTTGTCTGGCACGAAGAATTGCAGTTAATTCAGAGGTTTTTTCTTTTTTAATTTTTTTTCTTAACTTTTCCAATTCTTTATTCATTTCACTGTAAACCGAATTTATCTTTTTTTGAACTTTTTCTTCCATATCATAGCATTCTGCTATAATTTGACTTTCTGGAAAGTTTGGAATTGTATCTCTACTTAATCTAACACCTCTATCTATAAAAATATCTTTATGCAATTTTTTTAAAATATCATTATTTCCTTTAAATTCTAATCCAAATCTACCTTTTACAACACCGTGTTCATATAACCATTTATAGTATTGTTTATTATTACTAAATAATCCAAGACACATACCGACTGTTCTTAGTTCAAGTGGATTAGTAGCATTTGTAGCACTACAAAATATCATTCTATAACCTTGTTTTAATGCAGCTAAACAAGTTTCACTGTTTTTTGTAGTTGCTCCTTTTAATTTTTGACTTTCATCCCATATAATAACTGTATTTTTAGGCAATTTCCATACAAATTCTTTTCTTCTCGTATCTCTTCGTTTTACGTATGAAGCATATGGATTATCAGTCCTACCTACTCTCAACGATTCATAATTTATAATACCTATTAATTTATCTTGTATTTTAAAATGGTTACATATTACTCTTCTCCATGATTCCATGACTGCAATAGGACAAACAATAAACATTTTGGCATTTAATTCTCTTATTGTACCACATGCATTATATGTTTTACCTGTATTATGAGTAACAGTAAAATCTCCAAGTAAAAATCTACCATCACCATTCAAACAAAATCCATAAAAATCATCGACTTGTAAAATTTCAGTCGAAAATCCAGTTACCAACACATTTTTCTTTTGTTTTCTCGTAGATGATTTTTTTCTGTCAAGTCGTGTCGGAATTATAGAACAATCTCCGCTAATAGATACTTTATAATATTCACCTGTCACTCCGTTATTAAAACATGTTTTTTTAACTTTTTTTATATACGCTGCGAGTCCTAATGATTTTGAAATAAATTCTACATCTTGAGCTAAATTATATGATTTTACTGTAAAATCATATCCCCCATTTCTATAAAATCCGTCAGAATCCAAAAGCCCTGCTAATATTTCTAATCTTTGATTTTTATCACATATTTTATATTCATGAGGAATGTATCTATTTTCAGATTTTATATGCAATAGATTTACTTTTCGTAAATATTTATATAAATTAGGAGCATTTGTTATTCTTTTCGTAATCTTTTCTGAAGTGTACCCTAATTTCCAATCATTTTTAATAACTTCTTCGTTAACTGCATTCCAACAAATATTATCAGTTGATGTAAAAGTCACACAATTAGATGAAAGTCCACCATCTCCAAGTATAAGACCAATGAAATAAGGGGAAAACGGTTGAATAGATGTCTTCCAACAATTTACACCCATACGGAATAATTTCATATGCTTTTTGACAGATGAAGATAATTTCAAATAATCAGACACCTTTATATCATATATTTGATTTGATTTAAATCCACCGATTGATTTTTTTGTTTTATGTAAATTAGTAATTTTTACAGTTAAAACGTGGTTTATATTAACAACAAATGGATATCCTTTTATTGGAGATATTTTAACCATTGTTTCTTTTCCAGAACATAATGATAATACTTTTTGTGGTCCATTCCATCCCATTATATAATCACCAATTTTTATGTTTTCTACCAATTTTACAGTTCCATCATACATTAATATCGGTTGTCCTTTAGCATGACATCCGACATCACTTCCATCAATAGCACATCCCCATGTATCTATTGCAGCAACTAATTTACCAACAGCCGAAACTTGCCAAGGTCGCAAGCCTTCTGTGTGTTTAACTTCTTTTGGTACTAATTCTTTAACTTTTTCAATTTTATTTTCTACTTGAGGTGCATCAAATAATTCTTTTTTTGGCTGTTTTTCAATTACGTACCATTTATTCTCTTTCTTGATAACTCCATAACCATCAATTTTTAGTTTGAAACTATTTTTCTTCCAATAGTCAAAAAATTGAGAGCAAATTTCAAATGGAATTAACCATTCTCTTTGCCATCCGTCTGCCACTTTATATGGAGTGCCCCAATCAAGATTTAAAACGCCCATATGTCAATTAATCACCCATTTCGGTTCTATATTTTGAATATATTGCAACTTCATGAATATTGCATCGAACAAGACGATCTGGTTTAACGACACCAATATCAAAATATTGACTCATTGATTCTGTAAATGTTTTGCCATTACGATCATCTGATCCATGTCCTAAATCTTCTAGATTTTGCATGTATTGAGTTCTGTTTTGCCTAAATTTACGTTGAACACTACCTTCCAAATGTTTTACAACTTCGTTAATAGTGTTAAAATAAATAGGATTATTTCCAATTGTAGTATCTTTGATATAAAATTTCATAACAATTGTATACATATGAATTACTTCTGTATACAATTAATATTTTAGCATATAATAAATATAATACAATTTATTATATTTTTCTTATAAATCTTTATTGTCTATCTATATAAATATTAACGCAATTCGTGATAATTTCTAATATTTATTTATAGAACTATGGCGACTATCAGCAGCTATTCAATAAGATTTGATCAAAGAAACTCAGGCAATACCGCTTACTCGGAACGTTATGTAAGCGGTTCTAATCTTGCATTAATTACAGATGCTGTTGGAGTTGTGACTGGATCATCAACTGTACCATCAAGTAGTTATTCATTAACTGCTTCATATGCAGCGACTGCATCTTATTTAGTGGGTGCAACTGCAAATAAAATAATAAGTCCAGATACACAAACTTCAGTAACCGCAAATAATGGAAGTATTTCTGGATCTGTATCTGGTGTTGCGTTAATTTCTGTATTAACTCAAAGTACTGTAAATGAACAAAACAACTCTGGTAGTTTTACATTACAAGGTCGTTATTCTGGGTCCAATATAAATGTAGGAATTCCACAAGATGCTTATTCATGGGGATCTTCGTTAAATGGTTCATACTTTTCAACGTGGAATAGTGATACAAATATTTCAGATATGTTTAGATTTTTAGCAGGAGCATTAAGTGCAAGTTATCCATCACCTACTCCAAATACAAAAATATTTGCAGGAGTAACAACTGCAAATGTAAACACAGGATCTAGTGTAACAATAAATGGAAGAGTACCATCTGGATCTACAAATCCAAATATTATATATTTGCAAAATTTAGGATGGACTAATAGTGGATCTACATTATTTAGCGGATACACTTTCAAAAGTGGATCTGCGTACATGATATATTCTAGTTCAGTAGGAGGCAGTACAGTTGTTAGTTCTAGTTTAGGTTCTCCTGCATTTGGATTGGGATTATTAACAAATAATTTAATTACATTAATTAGCTTAAGTGGCTCATTTAAATTAACATTTGCATCATCAAGTGCAGCCACTATAAATTATACAAATATACAAAATGTAGTATTAACACAACAAAATACAGAAAATACTACTCCGTCAATATCAAATCCTATAGCAGCAAAAATAGTTCCTTCTGCAAATAGTTCAGTTATTCCTCCAGTATATCAAGACGGATATTTCTATGGATTTACAGGATCGAATTTAACTAATAGTGTTAGTTTAAACAGTATAAGTAGTTCTGGTATTTATATTTTCTCAGCAAGTATTGGTATTGCAACTGGAAGTTCATTATATTCATTTTTTACTGGAAGTACACTAACATACTATTATACTCCATTAAAAGATGCAGATTTTACGCAATCCATCAGTGCAATAAATAGTTCATTAACTGCAATTACTGCATATTCAAGAAGTTTAAGTGGAGTTCCTTATTTAACAAGTGGTTCTACATATCGATATGTAATTACTGCCAGTGGTCTATTTAATCCTTTATATTATAACGGTTTAATATCAAATGTAAATATCCCTTCAAATGAACTTGGACTTGCAACTGTAAATAGTTCTAGTTTGACAATGAATCCAACAATAGATACTATTGGAGTAGTTAAGTCATCTGATTACACAATCACAAGAGCAGTTGGAAGTTATCCTATAGAATCAGATATTGTTATATTTGATGTTACATTAACGGCATTAGGTACCGGAAGTACCGCAGCGTCTATGGGAGCCATATCATCTAGTTTTATCGTAAATGATACATCTTATAATAGAGCAGGATCAGGAACAACGATTGGTTCTCAAACTGTAAATGTACATACATCTGGTTTTTTTGGACAACCTATTTCCAGTGGAAGTTTACTATATTTTGGACGACTTGACTCTAATATTGCATCTGCATTAACATTTAGCACAGTTGCAAATACTGAGAGACTTTTAGACGAAACGTATAGACGAGTATTAGACAATAATTTATTGACAATGACAGGAACTCCGTTTGATAGTTCTTCTTTATTGACTTCTAAAGATTTACAAGTTAAACCGGGATATCTTGTAAATTCCGGTGGTACTCACAGATATTGGTATCCATTGAATTATGGAGATACATACAAATATTATGTGCGTCATTTCAAAGCCGTTGCCGTAACAAGTCAATTTAAGATAACTTTGACTGGAAACACTACATTAGTTGCGTGGGATAATTTAAGTACCGCCGATAGTATTGCAATCGGAATTATATTTGAAAGTGGAAATTCGAATAATTATGGTACATGTAGATTGTTTGATATTGCAAATTTAGCAAACAACATTGTTAGTGCAAGTGTACCACCCACAGCAGGAAAAAATCCATTTGGTGTAAATATCGATTTATACGGAAATAATGGAAGTGATGCAAGTAATAGTGGCGGTGTAATAATTTTTCCAACTAGAGCAGTCGATGGTGCAGAATTAGACAGCACTGTTGCTAGTAAAGATGAATTGTATTTAATTGTAAGATATAACGGAAGTCCAACCCCTTTAACAAGTATTAAAATAGAGAAAACATCTTAATATGGCAACATTTGATTTATTAACAAAAGTTTTTAGATTATTAATTGGAAGAAGATATACAAGTGCTGTCTTGGGAGATTCACAGGAAGCATTTACTTCTATTATTCAAATCGGTGCTGAAGAAATATGGGCACAAACGAAATTAATACCAAGTTCAAGTCTTCCTTTTTCATCTAGTAACAATTCAGGAGATATATTGTCTAGTAGTGTTGTTAAATACTGGTATAAATTTCCGTTGACTGTGGCAAATGATGCCGGAACTGGAAGTTTTGCAAGTGGAAGTACTTGGTTCTTTTTATATCCAAGTGGATCTATAAACGGAGTTAGTAGTCAATTAGTACAAAATGGACAAATAACAAATTTTATTAGTCCTAAATATTCTACATCTTCATTGGCTAACCAATCCGCAGATTTTTCAAACAACGGAAATCCTCCGGGGTACAATATTGCATTATTTAGTTCATCTAATGGAACCACATTTGGTAACATTGTTGCATCTAGTATGCCATATCAATTTGATTATAAAACAGGTATACTTCAATTTACGACAACAGAAATACCAACTGCCCGTGTTTATGCAACAGTTTATCAATATATAGGAACCACATTAGCCGATACAAATGATAATAACTTCGGAAATATCACTGCTTCTGTGGTTTCTTCTTCTGTTATTATTGCAAATCAAATTACTTCATCTGTTATAACAAGTTCTTTAGGACTATTTGATGAAATTACAGCAAGTAATGCTTTAATAAAAAATAATTTATGGGTAAACGGAAGTATATATGCGTCTATTTTTAGTGCAAGTAATATCTATATTACATCAAGTCAGTTAGTTGTAAGTGATAATATAATTACTTTAAATGCATTAAGTCCCTATGTTCGTTACTCTGGATTTGAAATGTATGATAGTGGAAGCGGCACCCTTAGTTCATTATTATGGGATAGTGAAAGAAATTATTTCTTCGTAAGTAGTAGTGACGCAGGATATGCAAGACAAATTATTCTTGGTCCTGATGTAGAACAATCATTAGCACCGGGATATTTAGCATTAATTAGCGGTAGCAACAGTATTACTCAAAGTATAGTTCGTCAAAGTGGATCTAATATAGTTGTAGAAGGAAACCTAAGTGCAAGTACAGTAACTGCTACATCCGGTTCGTTTGTATATTTAAATATCAATAATACTGGATCTGCTCCAAGTAATCCTTATCAAAATGGTAAAGTGGGAGAAATAAGATTAGACAATAATTTTATTTATATATACACAAATGAAAGATGGATAAGATCACCTATTAGTTTATGGGATGAAATTACTTAATGAAGCTTGTTTGAGATTATCTGAAGCGATAGCTCGTTATTCAGCAGGTACTTACGCCGAGTCGTCAACATATACTCCTTATGAAAAAAGTAAAGCCGCACTTGATTATAATTTTAAAAGAGTGCAAGTATTAAAATGGCAAGATGTAAAGATGTTTGAATATGCTAAATTATTTGATTTGGAAGATGTAGGTGATGTAGTAATAAACGGAAGTCTTGATACTGGACCTTATAGTGATAAAAGAAGATGGTATACATCCCGTATATTTTATACAGGTCCACACGTTACAGGTACTAGACTTACAACCAAACAATTATTTCCATTTGGAATGGTTCCTTATTGAAAATGGACAGTTGAATCGGCCAGTTGGTACTTATTGGGAGGTACTTTACTTAGTGGTAATCGTGTTTTATTTGACCAAACTCAACTTGACCAAGGTTATTATCCAGCTTTCAACGAAAAAGCTTTTTCGAGCGATCCTACATATAATTGGACATCAAAAAGTTATTCATCGCTCGGTAGTTGGTTTATTGCGTTTGTAAAACTACTTGAAGGTACTGATAGAGGTTTTCCAACTACAAGTCCCGGTGGATATCAAATCATAAAAGCATGGACAACTTTACATGACATTTTTTCATTAAGAGTAAGTGACATACCTTCTCAATATCCAACATCTGCGGACTGTCAAAAATATTCACAACTCATAAATGTAGCTACTCAGCAAATATGCGATAAAATGAATAGATATTCAAGAGATTATTTTTTAACTACAACATATTCAGCTTATATGTATCAAGAACCTCCATTTCAAAACACCGATGAAAGAACTTATTATTGGTTTATTAACGGCCACGAAGGTAGTTTAAATAACATTAATGGAAGTAATAACGGTGATATAGTTATTTCACAAACTACACTCAATAAAATAAGATCGTTAAAAAATAAATTGTATCCTGAAATGCCTTAATTATTGTTGAAAAGATTCTAAGGACGGAGGTAATTCGTTAGGTTTAACGGTGCCCCCGTTACTTTTTTGTCCAAAATATCAACCAACAACCGCCATAACTACACTATTTAATAATTCGCTATTAATTTTAAGAAATACAGATATTCCAAATACTAATATAAGAAAAAGAACAATGATTGCTCGTATTGATATTCCACAAATAGAAGATTCGCTATTCATATAATTTATCCTTTTAATAACGATTTATTTTTAATATTAATTTGAGATTCTTCACTAGGAAGTCCTATTTTTGATTTTAATATCTTTAATGCAAATTTTGGATTCATTTTACCACAATTAAATCCAATAATATTGTGTTGTTTACAGAACTCTTGTAGTTCATATAAATCATTAGGATCTATAGACATTACCGGAGGTAATTCATTATTGTCTTGCGAGACTTTCTTTTTTAATAAAACTTTATATGGATCAAACTCATTCATTTTTAGTCACGGTCATATTTTCTTCCTTCTGGTCCAAAATGATCCAAATGATGATAAACATCATCAAGATATTCTCCAGCAAGGTTAAGTTTGGCTTTTACCCAATCTTCAAGAGAAGCAGTGTCTGTAAACAATGATTGTAATTCTTTAGCATCACTGTTTATTTGTTTTAATGTTCCCATTGCCATACTACTATTAAATTCTCTCAATAATTCTTGATAAACTTCTTTATAGATTTCATTTATTGATTTACTTGAAGTTTTTCCACCAGCTTGTCTTTTTCTACGAGCGGCACAATGTGCTTTTTGACTGAATCCGTTTGGATTACCACAATCAATTGATTTTTTATATTTAATAGACCATTTTTCTTGTATATTTGTTTTATCTTTTTCTTCGTTATAAAACTTAAGATAATCTCTTACAGTAGCTACATAATCACATGCATGATTTAATTTTGCTTTTACCCAATCTTCTAAGTTATCATTAACATTAAACATCGATTGTAGTTTTTCACTATAATCGATAATCTTTGTTAAATCACTTTGTGTAATTTCTGCATTTTCAAAAAAATTCTTATATTCTATAGATTCATTCTTTTTCTTTTGCCAAGAAACTGAACTTGGTCCTTTTTTCTTACTTGTTCCAGTTTTATTACATTGTGAAGGAGTTGGACGACATGCAGGATACTTGGATCTCTTTTCACCAGTTTGACGACCACACGATTTGCATTTCTTTGTTCCAGTTTTAGGATCTTTACGACACGTATTGCAATCAACCCATCCCTTTCCACCTCTTCCACCACGACGTGCAAACCATCCATGTAAACCCTGTGATTTCTCTTTGCTAAAATCCTTTTTTTCTTCTAGTTCAGCGGATTCTTCTTGTTTTTTCTTCCAGATTTTACCCTGTCTACATTTTACAATAGCTCCTGATTTATATGCGGAAGTTTTTGGACCATACACACTATCTGCTTTTTTGTGACATCTATCTTTTTTCTTTTTTTCTTCGTCAATAGTTGGCTCTTGAATATCAATTTCAGTTTTAGAAATACCTTTATCTATGATTGGTTGACTATTTCTACCATCTACTTGACCGTTTGATGTATCTCCAATTGTTCCTTGTACATTTCCTTGTTCTATTCCTGTATTTCCAACTCTAGCAGGATCATTAAAGCTTTGATTTGGGTCACCCAAACCCGATGCGGCACCCGGTTGAAATTCTTTAGCCAATCCACAACGAATTAGTTTAGTATAATACTCTGGATCTTCTTTCAAATGATCTAATGCAATTTCTCTTGCAATATCAGGATTATTAGTATGTTCCATTTCCACTTGAATTCCTAATGATAATTGAACTGGATTAACAGTGTGTTCATCGGTAGAATCCCCAACACCACCAATTAAGTTATTATCAGTAGTAGCAATATTTGCTTCATTTAAGTCCGAATAAAAATCTTTATAATCGATATCCCATTTATCTTTTTCTTGTGACATAATAAATTCCTTTAAGTGTTTTTGTAATTTAGCATAACTACTGTGGGGTTCATATCCATAATCAATTGTCCAACGACGACCTTTCATAGCAGGATGTCCTATAATTGGATCATTTAGTTTTTCAGGATGTTGAAGTGGTTTGAAATCTTCCATATTATTTCATGATTTTTCTTTGTTTCATTTCACGGATAATATCATAAATTGCTTCTTTTTTGACTCCGTTTTCATCAACCATCATTGATTCTAAACTACTATAAAATTTTGGATTTTTCTTTAAATTATGTGCCACTAATTGTTTGGCAACATCCATTCTTTTAAATACCATCTTTTTTAACTCATATTTAATACCAGCAATTATTTCATCCGGAGTGACTTTTGTTTTTATTGAATCTACATCACGATCAAAGTCTTGTTTGCTTTGTGTAGGACTATTGTCATAATCTTCTGGTGGTAAAACCGTTATATCGCTCGCACTTGCGGCCGTTTGAGGATATTTAAATTTTTCAGGATATTGACTAATATCTGGACTACTAATTGTATCAATACTAGGTGTACCTAATCCTCCTCCTTGAGAATATGGTAATCCAATCATCATTCTGTCACCTAATTCATTTTCATTTATTTTTGCCATATATATAAATATCAAATAAATATTATAAATTGACGATTTTATCTGTGTTTATTCATATAAAGAACAGACGGATAATTAATTGAATCTAAATCTGATTTAAATACATCATTTAAAGGTAATTTTGGAAAGTTGGCATCTGCAATAATAAATTTACCATCTTTCCAAACTAATGGAATATAATCTAAAAACATTGTCAATGATTTGTCTTTAAGTTTGTGGTAGACATAACAACTTAAAAACATCTCGTCATTTGCATAACAACTATCAGATTCTGTACCACATATTCTATACTTTCCACCATTATATTCAATATATTTTGCTTTATCGTTTCCGATTGTATTAGTTACTCGTTTTGTTTCTTCCATCATCCATTTAGACATTGCACGAATTATATTTTTATCTGTATGATATGTCATAAACATACCTTGAATGGCTTTATAAATAAATTTTTTTTCATCATCAATATCACGAAAACAGCTATAACGTATCATTTGATAACCATAATGAAATGCCCACATAAATTCTCTAAAAATTATTGGTGGATGTGGTGTGTCTAAATCTGTAAAAATTACAATTTTATTTTCATAAGAAAGTGGTATATATCTCCACAACATTCCCGGAAATGTTTTAGTAGAGGTATGTTTCATCACATTAAATTGAACTCTAGGATGTTTTAACTGATCGATATATTTAATACAATCAGGTGATATAAAAATTTCAAAAACCCAATCATCTCCCAATATATGATAATTATTTTTAACAGGGGTAATGTATCTATTCTCCCATTCTTCTATAGACTCTTTATAATGAGGAGCATTGTACAAACACGCAGAAAATATTTTATTATTTTCTAATTTATTAATTACATAATCTACTGTAAATAAATCAATTATATTAGGATCGATATTGTCATCATCGTTAACATTAAAAATTGGAAATAGATCTGTTATTTTAAATTTGTTCATATATTTTTTTTAATAATTGTTTTGCGTGTTCATAATTAGGTTCTGCCCATTGATGGTTGTGCTGATAAAATCCGGTACATTTCATACCATCAACTTTTATAAGGTTATAATCAACGAAATATGGATAATCTTTTATAAAATATTCTGATTGCCCACCAAATTTTGTTACAATAACAGGTTTATGGTTTAAATATGCTTCATAACTAGAATATCCTAATCCTTCTCCTCTATGTAACAAAAAATAACAATCTCCTAAAGAATGAATATTATTTAATTCACTTGTACAATAATTTTCTGGAAACAATACTATGTTCGGAGGGTTCTCATAATTAATTAATACTTTTTGTATTTCATATTTTATATATTCAGTTCTTTCATCACCGTATTCATAATAATTTGTTTTCATTAAAAATGATACATTATCTTTTTCGGTAAACGTATCACATAAAGTTTTTAATGTGTTTAAGTTATTTTTTCTATCATTCCATGTTGAAATATAATAAAAATTATATGTTTGTGTTATATCTTTATTTCCAAATGCATAATGCTTTGGTATTTCTATATGTTTCTTTTCTTGGTTATTAATAAAATTATAACTGATATATTTTTTTATCTTTATATCTTTTGTTACTCCACTTTCGATAAACACTTTTTTATTGAACGTTGAAGGCAACCAGATTTCATCATATTCATTATTATTTAAATATTTAACCCAGTCAGGTGGTAATTTTGAAGTTTCCCAAACAGTTTGAAGTATTTTTTTACAATTAGGATTGTTAATCAGATGCTTATAATCATTGAGTCTGTCAATACAATGGTCTGGAATATAGTTGCATATAAAATAATCATATCTATCGTAGTATTTATTTATACATTCATTTACAGATTTTGTAATAATATCATAACCATCTGTTCTTGAATTGTCTGAATTTATTGGAATATAAGTTACATTATATCCATTCATTAAATAATTAAATATGAAATATTTTGTAGAAATAGCGTAGCCACTTGTTCCTTTGGAACCAACATATAAAATATTTTTTGTAATCATATAACCTTGTATATATATTTTAATAACTTTGAATATATGAAATTTTGTTTGACTACTCTTTATAATGATAATTTTCAATCATTTATGCCATATGTTATAAAAAGTTTTGAAAAATTCTGTGGATATAATAATTGTAATTTAAAAATATACGATGCACTAATAGATGATAATATACATCCATCATGGAATAAATTATTAGTATTAAAAGAATTAATTAAAAGATATGATATTGTTTTATGGGCTGATGCAGATAGTTTATTTACAGGTAAATCAGAAAATTTTTTAATTTACAATAATTTTGATTCCGCTTCAAATTTTATGGTATCATCCGATACAAATGGAGTATGTCTTGGTTATATATTAATAAATAATTCTAATTATAATTTACAGTTAATTGATACGATGTTATTACTTAAAGATGTTAAAAATGATAATTTTTTTGGAGACGGTCCTAAATGGGAACAGAATACATTTAAAGCATTAAATTTACATTTTAACATAAAATATCAAATTTTTAAATCTGATGTATCGGTTGATGTAGATTGTGTTAAAGATAAAGATTCTACATTTTTTTATCATTACTGTTGCAAAACAAATGAAGAAAGATTAAAATATATTAAAAGAGATTTTGAAAATTTATATAAACTAGGATAAAATTATATTTTGTTTACATTTACTAAACCACCAACTCATTTCTGTATAGGTACTAAAACGTGTGCCGTATAACGTATGACATTTACTTAATAATAACATTTCTATAAAATCATTTTGTATATCTGTCAAATTAGGATTTCTATTATAAGTTATAATGTTATTATATTTATTTAAAAGAGACTGTTTTAATTTCAAATCATCCGTTGCAACGAATATTTTATCTTTGGTAGATCTAATAATATTTTCGAAATTTTCTAAATAATATTTATTTGATCTTTCTAAAATAAAATTTTCCCAATATGGATTAGAAATATGATAAGTTCCCCCACCAAGTTCTTATATGAAATGCAGTTAATATTTCAATATTAAACTCATTCACTATATTATTTATTTCAGTTTTAATAGAAAATGAGTCAATAATATTTAATATTTTATTTTTAAACAAATAAGGAATGCGTTCATATTCATGATCAACGTCTCGAAAACGAATATCTCGTTCTGGAAAATCTCTGGTTTTTGTATTAAAGTTATCTGAAATTTCAATATCTTCATCTTTAACTAAAATTCTCCATGTGCATAAAGGAATGTATTCTGTATTTAGATCTAATGTAGTAAAATCGTTATCGAATATCTGATTTAATTCTGTATAATTACTTTTACTTAAATGTGATAGTCTTAATACAGATATTAAATTCTTAAGTCTATTACCAAGTCCATTTGTTGTAGTTGCTATATATACATTCATTTTAACACTGCCAATGTTTTATCTTAAATTTTAAACAACCAAATATTTCAAATCCATTTAAAAATGCCTGTTCAGAAAAACTCACTCCTTCTAATTTACACGGAATGTTATTTCCACATAAATCAACATACTCTTCTTCAATAAAATTATATCTTAATCCACTTTCAAACACTCTTTTTTTAATAAAGGCTGAACATTCACATCTATTTAATTTGTATATCTCTTTATCTGGAAAAAGATCTGATAATTCATCCAGTTTGATTATTTTATTATCAACATTTGCATATGATGCACAATCATAAAATTTCCACCACTCTGAATAGTAAAACGGCATCAACATATCTTTATCAAATGATGATAAATATTCTATAGAATTTATAGGCACTTCTTCTATGTCTGCATCTACCCACCAAAGATAATCATTATCACATAAATAATTATTTACTATAAAATTTCTTAACACTACTAAATTTTTTATTCTATTTTTTGAATATTCAAATTTATGTCTATCTTCATGCCTCAACTTAAATCCTAGATCTAATTTTAATATTATAACTTTTCTATATTTATCTACATTTAAAATTTGTTTTATTGATTCATTAAGTTTTTTCCACGTATTATCTTCACTATCATTTTCAACGAAACATAAAGAAATATATTTTTTTGGATATGATAAATTATTAATTTGGTTTAATAAATTGTCAACAAAAATTTCTCCATTTTTGATTGGAGTACCAATCAAAATATTTTTCATATTCTAAATACTCCTAAAGTATCTATCGCATTAATAAAATTTAATTTTCTATCGTTTACTTTAGTAGGAAACAACTTGTATGTACAATTAAAATCATGAACAACCCATATACAATTATTGTTACTTATCTTTTTCATATATGGTAAGTTCAATTTAATTTCATTAATATCATGCAATGCATCACAAAATATTAAATCATATTTAAAACTAAATGTATGAAAATTTTCGGGTATAAGAGTAACATACTTTAACAGATCATATTTTCCCAAATATTCTTTAGCAACTTCAAATATATTTTTATTTTTAGAAAAACTATATTCTTCAACTAAATCTGGAACAGTAATTCCTCCATGAACTTTTGTATAAAAATCTATGAATTCTTCTCGATTTTTAAAATTTATGTCACAAGAATCAACCACAGCTGTGGACGATGAATCACGAATCGCTTCACATATGACCGACGTACTTTTACCATACATACTTCCTATTTCTAATATAGAACCAGAAAAATTTAAACATAAATTATATAATCCCACTGCTTCTTTATCACTTAACCATCCGGGAATATTTGTATAAAATTTATCTTTCATAATTAATCAATCCTTTATATAAATTACTCACGGTGTCATTGTTGTTCACTATATAATTTTTATTATATTTAATTAATCTATTATAGTTTTTATGTTCCCATAAATGTATTGAATAACAGTCTGATATATCTGAATTGTCTTCAAACATACATTTTTTTCCGGTTTCTTCCCAAGAATATTTAAAAAAACTAGATTGTGGCTCAACATGAATGTATGATGGATATTTATAAGATAATTGAAGTGGTTTTTTCACAGAATTATAATTCCAATCTTCTTTGTAATTAACACTATAATCATTTAACCAAATATTACTAAATTTACTATCTTTTTGAGACATTAATACCGCATTACATAGTCCAACTAATACATTTGAATTATTTTCTCCGATTGCTGCACCTTCAACTCCCATTACGAATTCATTATGTAGTAAATTATCAAATGATTTTACACATATTGTATCTATATCAAGGTATATACCGCCAAATTTATTTATTATATTTAATCTAATAATATCAGAAAGATGTTCTGTATATGCAATTTTATTAGATGGTATAAATACTTCTAGTGAATCTAATTTAATTAAATTACATATATTTTCTAACTCATAAAACCATATATTATTTGGACGGTGATAGTAATATAAATTTATTGTATAATCTTTGTTAATATATTTTGCGCTCAATATATTTAAATAATGAAAATATTCAAATGGTTTATTACAAAAAGAATTATCTAAGCCAAATAAAAAATTTATAACTTTTGGTATCATATATATTTAGAGTCTAGTGTCAATGATTCAAATGCGGTGTCTATATTTTCATCAGAATTTCTTTGTTTTAATAATGACAATTGATCCGCCAATGGAGGATCAAATATATAATGTTTTAAAATAGACAATGACTTTTTTTGAATCTGTATATCTACTGCTGCCCATGCGTGATGGTTCGTATCTAACAATGTTTCTATACTTGATTTCTTAATCATATATGCATGTGTACACATAGGAGGAGGATTTGATGTAATAATATTGTTAGATATTCTTGTTTGATATTCAATAGGTGGCAAACAACAATTTCCGACAAATACGTATTGCCAATCAAGTGGTAATTGATTTTTAAACTCTATAAATTTTTCTTTAAAATTATCACACAATATTACATCATCCTCTAAAATTAAAAATTCATCATATGGAAGATACGATAAAGTTTTCCATAACATATAATGAGTTAATAAACATCCTATACGTCCTGCCTTAATAAAATAATCAGGACCAGTTGGATCATCTTCTTTATATGGAATTGTTGTTACTAATCCAAACTGTCTTCCGTTTATACCTTCAAAAAAATCAAAATCAATTTTTTGATGTAATAAATTATATTTTATATAGTTTTGTCTTACTGGTGTATCTTTTAATGTTACACAAAATACTTTTGGAAAATTATTCATAATTATAACACATTATCATATTGATGATCATTTATATATGTTGCTATTATTTTGTTTTGCATAGATATATTTTTTCGTGTCTGAAAATAACATTGAAATAACATATATACAGGAATCATAATAAAAGGATATTTTTTTGCACATTGCGTCAATAAAAAGCAACCATTTTTTTGTATAGTTCCATGTGTAATAGGATTTTGATTTTCATCACTTAAATTTGTATTTATATTAAATGATTCTTGCATTGTATCTATCATATAAGATAATATATTATTATCTTTCTTAGCCATAAAAACCCGTTTGATAAATGAAATGCTAATGGTAAATTTCCATCAAATTCTACATAATTAATAAATTTTCTAATTGTCCATTCGGAATATAAATGTTCAGTGATTGCCATCAACATATCATGTTCACAATTTATTAAATTTGGAATATAATTTTCCCAACAAAAAAAGTCACAATCTGAATAAATTCCACCATATTTGTTTATAATTTCTATACGGGCAACATCAGACATTCCATGATAATAATTATTTTTTTATAATAATCATACAATTTTTTGTTTTTTAGATGTATAGATTCAATATCAGATTCTCTCCAAAGTTTATATGTCCATTTAAATTTTTCACAATAAGGCTGCCATGACTTCATCATATTCCAAGTAGCTTTATTGCTATCACCAACCCATATTTGATGAACAATATTTTCAATTATATTCTCATATATAAATTACAAAAGTTATTTGGATCATCTGATTGTGCCTTATCGATTAATTTCATCTGGAATTTATTTTCAATTAAATCAATAGCTTGTTTTGATTGTACCCAATTTGCATCATTATACCATAGAAATCCTCCGTGTTTTATTTTAGGTACATAATTTAACACGTCTTGACAAGAACTTAATTCCTCATGATTTCCATCAATGTGTAATATATCAATTTCAAAATCAATATAATTTATACAATCATTTGATTTTCCTTTATAAATATGAATAAATGGTTCTAATTTTAGTTCTTGTACTGTTTTTAAACATTTCGAATATATTTTATCCAAATCTAACGAAGACCACCAATTTATTGCATTTTCTTCTGTTATGTATTCAATACAATCAGCGGTATTCCAAGAATCAATACCATAAACTTTTCCACGTCTATTTTTTCTTAAAGACAATGCTTGGCATATTAAAGATTTTCCGTAAAATACTCCTATTTCAACTATATTAGTTGGTTTCGTAGCCAAAATAAGACTAGAAATTTTAGTCATTTTATCATGACTACACCATCCTTCAATATTTTTTACAATATCATAATTAATCATATTTTTATAATTCCAGTTTTTTCATCATTAAATCCAAAACTTACATAAAAGTTATTATTGTCTAATATCGCTCCGCATGGAAATACAACTATTGAACTGTTCTTTGGTAAAAATCTAAAATCAGTCTCATTTCCCCATAAAATAGGTTCATTTGATATCTCTACAATTTTATATGGTGGTTTACTTTCAAATTTATAATATCCCATCATATACTGTCTCTTTGGATTTTTCCAAGGAATGCTACTATGAAAGAAATTATGATAGTAACCATCTTTTAATATAGGATTGCTTCCCATTCTACATTCACCAAATTTCCATATTTTATTTATATTTATGTGAGAAATATATTCACTAACAACATTTCCTTGATAATCAAATTCAAGAACAGTGTGCGGATACATTTTATATACACACATTAATTTTCCATCTTCTATAAAATACGTCCAATTTTTTTGACTTTTAGTATTAGTCAAACAATCTTTTGAATTGCCGTCATAGATTGGATGTATATTGTCAATATGATTAAATTCTTTGTCAAAAACTAATATTTTTTGATGTATATATGAAGAATTATGTAACTGATAATTTGCACAACTTACAAAGATTTTATCTTCTGCAACTAATACTCTAGGATCTTCATATTGTTCATCTTCGACTTCATTAATAATATTTAATTGTACAGATTCTAGATTATTATCTAAATTAAATAGTTTTAAAGTATTGTGTGGAATTAAATCTTCATCAATATTACAATAACGAGTCATTATGTAATTTTGATTATTTAATTTAAATAATGAAGGATTAAAATAAAAATTATTTACATCATATGGAAAATTTAAAATTTTTACATCAGAATGTTGATCAGTAATAGAAATAGAAATTTTATCTTTTGTAAAATTAGAAACAAAATATTTTTCTGATTTCAAACCTTGTTTATAATTGTGTTGACATAATTCTATTGCATGATCTTTATCAGGATTTGCCCATTTGTATTTATTATCTAAATAATAATTTCTAAATATATACGAATTAACATCAACTAAATTATATCTAATCAATCCTTCATAATCAAGTCCAAGATATTCAAGATGACCGCCATAACCAGTTGCTATAATTTTATTTTTATGATTATATGCATCATGTATACTCAAACTAAATCCTTCAGTATGTGTGAGTGTTAAATAACAATCACAATTATAATGCAAGCTTTGAATTTCATCATAATTTAACTGATCTTTTATCAATACAATAGGTGCATGATCATATTTTAAAGTCAATTCATTAATATATTTCGCGCACTCTATTTGTTCTTCAATAGAGTAATTTGCTCTAAATGTTTTAACAAATAAAATTACTCTGTCTGTAGATTTAAAACTTCTGCAAAAGGTTTCAATGGTATCATCTATATTTTTTCGATGTGTTAATTGCTCAATACAATAAAATTTATAATAATCATTTAAATTAATACCCACTAAATCTTTTTTATATATTATAACACTCTTTTTTAACAAATGTTCAATTGTAAAACGAGTATCTCCAACGTTCGTAAATACATGTGGCTCAACAATGATTGGTTTTGTTACTCCATTTTTTATAAAAATTTGTTTGTTCCATTCTGTAGGAACACTTACAGTTGTAACAACACTTTCATTAATTGATTTAATCCAATCAGGATGTACATTTTCAAATTCCCAAACTGTTCTACCTATTATTTTAATGTTATTATCAGAGTTAATGCTTGCATTAAAAAATAATTCATTCCAAACAAGAGGTACAGAATGAATTATAACAGTTGAATAAGTTAAAAATATAGTTTTTTTAGACTTTGCTATAAATTTATCAAATGTAGTGCTTTCTTCAATGTAATATGTATTTGATTGATTATATTGTATCCAGTGAACATATGCTTTCTTTGCATTCAATTGATATAAATATCCTTTGGCAGCAGTTGCGTATCCACTTGTTCCAATAGAACTTATATACAAAATTCGTTCTGGAGCAGGTGTTAAAACCTTTTTAGGTAATAAATCAAATTTTGAAATATCGTTCATTATAACTCTTTACAATAAGTATAAAGAATTATACAAATTTATTATTATAATTACCTATATTCTGGCTTAAGTAGACGCCATCTATCACTATCAATTTCTTTTTCTCCAGAGTTTATTTTTTTTAACATATTAAGTACATCTTCTTTTGAAGAATAAATATAATTGTGTGGAATAGTCCAAAATACCCAAAATGGTGTAAGTTTTTTACCTCCTTCTGTTATAAAAAAAATAGGGCGTTTACTTCTATTTGCTAAAAAAAATTCTTCCCATGAACCAACTGTAACTATATTTGGTATAAAATGAAAAATAATAAAGTCTGATTTTTCAATTAATGCCAAATCAAAAGAACGTATAGATTTTAAATTGGAAATTTTATCGTATTGTTCATTTTCTGCCCACTCTTTTAATTTACACGTAACTTGTTCCGATTCATTTAATTTTTGATTATCAAACGGTTTATTATAATGATTAAAAATTGTTACATTTAATGTAGATAGTTCATTTTTAAAAAAATCTCGTATATTTCTTCCGTTTGCATATTGCATTGGACCAATTACAGTACATTTAGTTTTATTTAGTAGATTCATATGTTTTAATTATAAGTTTTGCATAATATACTAACTCGTCTAAAGAGAAATCTTGTTTAATATTGTTAACGTCTTTGTGTACCCATTGTACGTTACCTATTATATAACCCTTTGAAGAATCAATTCTATCAATAGATGCCGTTTGTTTATTATTTTTATTTGAGATTAACGATATATCCAACCCAGACAATGCACATTTTTTATTTTGTTTTAAATATAAGTCCCACAAATATTCTTTTGTTACTAAGTATTCAATTTTACGCTTCATTGCATTATATTTTATAGAAGATAAATATCTACCTTGTAAATCACCAATACCTTTATAATTAAAAGAATGTGGGTATAAATCTCTCGCTTTTTTTAGATTGTTATAACTTGTTTGTACATGAAGACATCCGCATGATTTTATTTTAGCACTTATCAAATCTGATCCACGGGCTTCTGTCACATTACCACATTCACATAAACATTCCCACATTGTTTTTTTATTATTATCACAGCGTGTAAACTTTTTTACAATTAATCTACCGTATATGTTTCCTATTAAATTAATTTTTCCTTTTTTTATTAAAATTTGATTTAATTTTAATATTTTTAATACCGATTTAATATTAATTTTATATTTTTCTGAGATATTTTTACTTGTTAATTGATTAATTGTATACTCTTTGATAATTTGTTTTTGTAATTGTTTTAGTCTATTTGTCATATAATATAAATATGTACAATTTCTTCAATAAACATACATTTCTTCATTAGCCTCCTATAGTACGTATATGCAATCTAACTTTATTTAGTTTTTCATATTCAAAAACATAACGGTCGTCCATATAAGGATATTTATGTGTATAAATTATATATTCATTCTTATATGAGGTAGCATCAACTCGTTCAAACCAACTGTAACGTTTAAAATATTCAGTAATAATTTTAAGTTTTTCATAGTTCAGATAATAGTTTAGAAATACATGCCATAAACATTATTTCTTTGTTTACAACCATACTACTTTGATAAAGATATTCTGCCACAATAAGAATAGCAACGCTTTGATTATTCGATGCATATTCGTTTACCTTTTCAAACAACAATTCATACAATTCTTCAAAATGACGAATTCCACTATCTGCAACTAACTGACGAATAGTTAAGAATTTAGTATTCTTATCTCCAGTCGATTTTAACACCTCTAGAATTTTACTTTTCGCAGTTGCAGCGGATGATTGTAATTCAGTTATTTTGATAATACCATCAATCGTTGACTGTTGTGAAAAATTGATAACTTTACGAATATCTGGATAATATGTGTTTACAATATATCCAATATCTTCCATAGTATGACTGACCTTTTCTTTGATCAATATATTCTTAAGATGAATGGCTACATCTTTCTTTGTCATCGGTGTAATCTCATAACATTGACAACGAGAAAACAAAGGCTCGCTAATCTTTTCAAAATAGTTACAAGTTAGTATAAATCGAGTAGAACGTGAATATGATTCGATCATATTACGCAATGCTGCCTGTGAACTATGTGTTAGAAAATCCGCTTCGTCTAAGATAACAATCTTTAAAGCAGATAATCCTGCATTTGCAGAAAAGTCTTTGATTTTTGTTCTTACATTATCTACATTATTCTGATCAGATGCATTGATATATAATGCATCACACTTGAGAGTAGATGCAATTAGTTTAGCCAAAGTTGTCTTTCCTGTTCCAGCTTTTCCAAAAAATAACAAATGCGGAATATCATTTGTTTTAATGTAACGGGAAACGGTTTCTTTCAAAGAAGAATTGCCTACATAATCAGTCAATGCATTCGGACGATATTTTTCTGCCCAAATAGTATGTTCTACAACTTCAGTTTTATTCTTTGTTTCAAATAGATCCATATATAAATATTTTTAGAATTCTGAAATACCAACCAAGTAATAAGTTGAACAAATATTATCCTTTGTAAATATAATCTGACCCAATCCGTTTTTATGATTGCTAATATTAAAAGTAGTCTTATCTACATCTTTGTTTGCAGACAGAATTTCTTTGAATAAATCTGCATTAAAATGTACCATCTTAGATAAAGAATTCTTTCCTTCAATTGTTTCTACTTGAAACTTTACATTTGTAGAATTCAATCCTTTAATATTGTGTCCAAATACCATTTCGATTTGATCGTCGTTATTCCAAAATGTAACCGCAGTGGCATCATGTAATGCAGATTTAGCAGACGAAAACTTACTGATAAATTCTTTATCTACGATAATCTCTGCTTCAAATTCAGGAATAGCTCCTTTTTTAAGGGTAGCAGGTTCAGGAATCACTGTCAAATCGGCAGTAACATACTTGATTTTGGTAGATTTATCACCAAGATTTATTCCAGTAATACGTTCTTCACCATCAATAGTGTTCTTTTCAAATGATGTATTGACATCTTCTTGCAAGATATTAATCAACTTTAAAAACTTAGAAGTATCATGAATACCAAACTCAACTTCTTTAAAGTCTGAAAACTCTGAATAGGTTACATTAAGGTGCAACAACTTGTTGTCAGTAGACACATCTACAGATAGTTTATTATCTGTTGCCTTCCATTTAACTGCTTCATTTGTACCGGAAAGATAATAGTTTTTAATAAAAGTTTCTAGATTACTTTTCTTCATATAATAACTGTATTTTACTGTGTATAGTATAGTTGAAAACAATAGGAGTGTCGATTTTTTATATCAGAAATCAAAGAAGTCTGATGCATTATTTGAATTTGCATCAGGATAATGCCAATTCAATACTTTGTAAAAATCTTCTAATTTAGATTTTAACTCTTGTTCGTACATTGAATTTCTATCAATATATTTTTCAATGAAATTTAAAATTTGATCTGGATCAGTATCATCCGCTTTCATGGCAATTGCTTCTATGCCAAATGAATTCTCAGACAAGTATACCCACTTGATTTTTTGCCCATGAACAATTCTTGGATGTTTTTTATGTAAATTCCAATGTTCCAATAGATCATTATATGCTAATCCAGCTTTTACTTGCGCCGGTGTACCAAGTACAAATGTAAAAGGAGAACGAGTTTGTGGATTGTAATTTTTACTTTTATCCTGACTCATAAATTTTACACTAGTATTTTTTGCAATATCTATGATAGATACCGTGTCAATATTCTTTTTAAAGTCAAGAATTTTTTCATCGATAATTGATTTATCTACCTTTTTAAGAAGATCAATCAAGAATTGATTCATGAATGTACGAAACTTTAAAGGAAAACTTGTGCGTACAACATCGATTCCTTTAATTTCTAGTTCATCACATTCAATACCACCTTTATTTATGATGAATTGAGTATAACGTTTTTTAGCCAACCAAAATCCAGTCTTTGCAATCACTTCTTGTTTTGCATCAAAACGATGTGTTTTCAAATGAAACATTTTCTGTGACATCACATCAAACATTTTATTTACAAACTTTTGAACTTCTGAACACACCGACAAAATAGCAGTGGTCATTTGTTTTTCATCATTTACATCTATTTCAGGCATTTTATGCTTGATAATAGGCAATGCACTTGCAAAACAACTGTCTGTATCGGAATAAATAACATAATCCTCCTCTTTATTTAGTTCTTTTTTGTAATACAGATTTACTGCTTTTCCAACAGTCTGAATAATAGTAACACCAGTTTTAGTTACAGCTTCAGCATTATCCTTATCATAAAAACGAAATATAGGAAGTCCGAGAACTCCATAAGCACTATTCAACATGATTTTTTGCACCAACTGACGTTGATGATAAAATTCATACAATTCTTTGTTGTTTTCTTTACCATATTTCTTTTCCAACTTACGCATTTCAACACGTTCATTGAACCATTTAATCAATATGTCAGGAATAACACCAACTTTATCACGTTTATATAGACATCCATTACTTGCAACACTGAGATTCTGCTGATCAAGCAATTGCTTAAATTCATCAACAGTATATGGATTTCCAGAAATAAAAATCTTCTCTAATTCTCCGTTTATAAATTTCTCAACATCCCAGTTGTCTACTTTACCAACTTTGGTTTCTGGACTGATATTAAGACTAATGATAATATTAGGATACATACTTGTAAGGTCCAAGTCGTAAATCCATTCATAACGACCCGGAATAGGATCTTTTACGTATGCACCTTCAAATCCTTCTTCGTTGTCTTCAATACGTTGTTCATACTCTTCTCGTCCTTCTATTGGTTTATTTGGAGCAATTCTACCTCCGTTTCTACGAAGATATGTCAATATAGCTCCTTCAAGATAACGAGAACTCATTGAAAAACTTTCATACGGAACGTGTCCTGCATGACAGATCTTTCTTGCCAATTCGATATATTTTTTAAGTTTATCTAATACAACAACAATCTTTACGTCATTTAAATTGTATTCAAGATACTTATTCAGATCGTTTTTATACAAATCATTCAAACTACCTTTATATTGTATTTTATCAATATTGACAAACTTTTTACCAATGTAACCGAGTGCATACGATGGTTCCTTTTTGTCAGCGTACTTCTTGAAAAGTTCAAGATAATCCAAACAGGAAATTCCAGCAACAACCAAACGTTTGCTCCAATCGTTGATATAACAAATTTGAATAGGACTCAATCGTTTGGCGTGATCGTTGCCCATGACATTCTTAATTCGATTATACATATATGGCATATCGAATCCATCAATGTTCCATCCAGTAACAATTGTAAATGCAAGTTCTTCCCACTTATTGAGAAATCCGTTTAACAAATTATATTCATTGTCATAACAGATAACTTCAACACCATTGATTACTTGTTGATTTACACGATTATCTTTATCCAACAAAAATGCAATATACTTGTCAGATGGTTGGTCATAAATCGATATTGCTGTGATTTCCTTATCACCCTTTTCGACATTAGGAAACCCACCCTCAGAATCAGTTTCAATATCAATAAAACCGATGCGGTGTCCTGTAGAAACATCATCACTATCTTCGTACAAATCAATTAAAACTTTAGTGTCTAGAGGAACATCCGCTTCAAACAAAGAAGGATCTCTTGGATTAAAATGAGTTACACGTTCTAATTCATCTCCATAAATGCTGCGATAACGTCCACCAGCACGTTTACGATAGGCATAATTTCTAAAAGGAACGTTTTGATAGCCACCTTTATCATCCCAAAGATGTACTGTACTAGATTTCTTATCAATAAATATATTTTTATACACAGAGTTTTATGAAGATAATTTATTTTTCAAAGAAACAAATATGTGTTTGTGTTCTTCTTTAATGAACTTTTCACACAAGTCTATTCTTTGAATCAATTTATCATGACGAATAGAAGTAAATAGCATAAGTTCCATTTCAATGCCAGCCAAAACTTGAGGACTGACTTTGTTTACCATAAACCATAACATTGCTACTTCATCTTCATTCAATGATTTTAATTGTTCAATCTTCATCCATCTATGATACCACCATCAACCTAAAAGTCAACGTATTTCAACACCAAAAATTTCTTTATTAATTACAATAAATTTAATATTATCTTCAATCACAGTCATAGTATTTATGTCATTTAATATATCTTTTAGATCGGCATCTTCTAAACTTTTTATTGTAAATACATTTCCCTTTTTAATCATTTGTTCTGCTGCTCTTCCTTGAAATTTCGGGGAAGGTACAACAACGACCATATTTTTTTCTTTGATAATTTGTTCACGTTTGCTTGCACCGTCAAATACAACTGTTTCTCCTTCTAAAACAATCACCATTAAACTTTTCTCTTCACTTCTAATAAAAAATTTTCCTTTTTTTGGAGCAACGGTTCCCATTTCAGTTGCAATTAAAATCGGTGATGTATTTTCATTATACAAATAAATTGTACCATTTAAAGAAGTATTTATGTTTTCAGTAGTATATTGTATAACATCAGGTAAACTCTCTATATTTAGTATTTTTTGATCGAACGTATCTATAGAAAAACGAGAATTTTCATTAACTTTTATAATAATATCAGAACTTAATGTTAATGTTACATCACTATTTGTAGATGTTAAAACTGTATAATTATTTTTACAATCATACGTTTGTTTAGAAATTGGACTATTTGTTATAACACTAGTGCCGTTAATATTTTCTAAAATTACATTATTTGTAAAAGTAGAAATGTAAAATTTACCATCTGCAATCACTTTGAGTGGCAAAATTGACATTAAAATAAAAAAAAGAATACGTTTCATAATAAATCGACATCGTAAAGAGTTTACTCTATGTTAATACATATGTCTGACAACACCAAAGAAATCAAAGAAATCAAAGACACCAAAGAAATCAAAGAAATCAAAGACACCAAAGAAATCAAAGAAATCAAAGAAATCAAAGACACCAAAGAAATCAAAGAAATCAAAGAAATCAAAGAAATCAAAGAAATCAAAGAAATCAAAGAAATCAAAGAAATCACAGAAATCACAGAAAATCAAGAACCAAAGAAAAAGAAAGTAAGTTTTAGCCAATATAGTATGTGGATGAAATGTCCCCATAGTTGGTATCTAAATTACGCAAAAGGATTGCGTAAAACAGATTTAAATTTAAACATTTTCTTCGGAACCGCTATGCATGTAGCTATCCAAACATATCTAGAAACCTTATATTCCAAAGGAATGGTTGAAGCAGATAGTTTAGATATGTATAATCTTTTTAAAACTAAATTTCACGAAGAAGTTGAAAAAGAAAAAGATAATTTTACTTACACAAATGAAGAATTTGCTGGCTTCGTAAAAGATGGTCACGATATTTTAGATACATTTTTGAGTGCGTCTGCAAGACTAAAATACTTTCCAAATAATAAATACGAGTTTATTGGTGTTGAAACTCCATTAAACATGGAGATTCTAAATAGTGTAGATTTCGTAGCATTTGTTGATTTAATATTAAAAGACAAAACCACAGGAAAAGTAAAAATATACGACTTTAAAACATCTTCTGCTGGATGGAATAGCTACATGAAAGAAGATGAAAGTAAATATAGCCAAATATTGCTGTATAAAGCATTTTACAGTAAAAAATTCAATGTTCCTCTCAACATGATTGATGTCGAATTCTTTATCTTAAAGAGAAAACTATATGAAAATGCCAACTTTCCTCAAAGTAGAATTCAAACATTTGAACCTACAAACAACAATAAAGCTATTGTAGGGGCTTTAAAAGGGTTCACTGACTTCGTTAAAGAATGTTTTACGCCACAAGGAGAGTATAATTTAGAAGTAAAATATCTAAAAATACCGGGAAAAAACAAGAAAAATTGCAAATATTGCGCCCATCACAAAAAACTATGTGACGGTAAAGCAGATAAAATAGAACAAGAAATTTTGTGAAATAAAAAAAATACTTCATAAATACGTATATATGTATATGCATATATACGGCTATATTATGAAGAACAATAGTATTACAACAGTAAAGGTAGATAAAAGTCTTTACGAGTTATTTAAGATCAATAATATAAAAAATAAGTTTTATTTACAAGATCTCGTCAATCGATGCATGTATTTGTATATGAATGACGAGACTTTTCGTAACAAGATTTATAATTTTAATATTCCAATATTAAGCGAAGAATCACAATTAACGATTCTTAATTTCACAGGATCATCAATACCAACGGAATAATATGAATAAAAAGAAAAAGATATTACTTTTGAGCGATGATTTACGTATGCATAGTGGTATAGCTACTATGAGTAGAGAATTGGTGTTAGGTACTGCACATCATTATGATTGGGTTCAGATTGCCGGTGCTATAAAACATCCAGAAGCAGGTAAAATAGTTGACTTGTCTGAGGCGTCTCGTCAATTAGGAATTAAAGATCCTTATATCAGACTATATCCAACAGATGGTTATGGAAATGATCAGTTGTTATTTGCTGTAATGGAACAAGAGAAACCCGATGCATTAATGCATTTTACTGATCCTCGTTATTGGGGATGGTTATATGCAATTGAAAACCAAATTCACAAAAAGATTCCATTGACATATTTGGACATATGGGATGATTTGCCGTATCCAATGTGGAATAGACCGTTTTATGAAAGCTGTGATGCTCTATTCGCTATTAGTAAACAAACCGACAATATTAATAAATGGGTGTTGCGTCCAGAAAATTGTATTGCCGTTGACGGATATTATGACAAAGAAGGAAATTTAATTAAGTACTGAGGAATTATTGTTATGCCATTTAAAATTAATAATGAAATAGTTAATAAACATTTGTTGCATTATGTGCCACATGGAATCAACCATGAAGTTTTCAAGCCATTGGATAAATATGACAAAACTCTAAAGGCTAGAAAAAAGAAACTATTTGGTGATACTGTGTATGATTTTGTAATATTCTATAATAGTAGAAACGTTCAAAGAAAAAAGACTGCCAATACTATTTTAGCATTTAGAGCATTCTGTGACAATTTAACTCCAGAAGAAGCTTCAAAATGTGTATTAGTATTGCATACAGAAGCTATACAAGATGCAGGTACAGATTTACCAGCAACAATTGAAGCTTTGTGTACAAATTATAAAGTAATCATTGATGAAGAAAAGCAAACACCCGAGGATATGTGTGCGAATTATAGTATCGCAGATGTAACTGTGCTTATTAGTAGCAATGAAGGATTTGGATTGAGTGTTGCAGAAAGTATTATTTGTGGAACTCCTGTGGTTGTTAATGTTACTGGAGGTTTACAAGATCAAATAGGTCAAGTAGATAACGATGGAAACCCAGTTACATTTAATTCAAAGTTTGGAACAAATAATTCTGGTAAATATAGAAAACACGGAGTGTGGGCTAAACCTGTTTGGCCAGTAGCACGAGGATTACAAGGAAGTCCTCCGACACCATATATTTTTGATGATTGGTGTACTTGGGAAGAAGTTGCTGAAGCATTCATGTATTGGTATTTAATGAAACCTGAAGACAGAGAAAAATGTGGATTAGAAGGTCGTCGTTGGGCAATGAACGAAGGAGGACTAAACAGTAAAAATATGTGTGCTCAATTTATTAAAGCAATGGATTATACATTAGAACACTTTGTTCCTTCAACTTCATTCGGACTTTATAAACCGGAAAGTTTTTATGGTCAAACACAACCATTTAATAATATTGGAGTAGAAATTCCTGTTATTGATAAAAATAAACTAGGAATTGATATTAGTCACACATTAAAACAACTTGAAACAATATCAATAAAAAATTGACTTTGATTTATATTTTAGTATCATTTATACCATGACAATACAAATAGAAAAAAACGAAACATATACAGATATTAATGTGTTGCCAAAAAAAGCAACAGAAAGATCTACTGGATGTGATATTGTAACCATAAGCGATCCAGAAATTGTTGGAGAAAAAACTGACACTGGATATAAAAGAATCGATTATATTCAATATAAAACTAATCTTAAATTAGCTGTTCAAAAAGAATCGACAGGATGGAATGGAACTTCACATGTTGAACTCATTGATTATGATATTCTAGCATTTCCTCGCAGTAGTGTTAGTAAATATAATTTAATATTAGCAAACTGTATTGGTCTAATTGACGCAGATTATCGTGGAGAAGTTTTACTTCGTTTTAAATATATCTGGCAACCAGAAGACTTTGATTTTTCAGAAAAATCTGTAATTGTAGGTACTCCAAATATTGACAAGGTTTATAAAAAAGGAGATAAAATTTGTCAATTGAAAGCTACAAAAGTCGAAAATATAAATTTTGTATTAGTAGATAAATTGGATACCACTTCAAGAGGTGAAGGTGGATTTGGAAGCACAAATAAACCAAATGTATCTGATTCAGTAATTGAATCTTGGAAGAAAAATCCGTTTGTTGCTCCTGAAAGAAAATATAGTGATTTAATAAAAGAAAAAGAAAAAAGTATATGAGTAAACCTTTATGTGTATTACAAAGCCCACTTTTCACCCGTAGTGGATATGGCGACTGGGCAATGGCAATTGGAAAAAGTTTGTTGCGATACAACAAATATGATTTGTTAATTGCACCTACCCCTTGGGGAAATACTCCAAGAAAAATGTCTCTTGATGAATTTGATAAGAGCGACTCTGAAGCTATTGAATTAGCAAATAGAGTTTTAAAGTCTCCGTTGAATAAACAACCAGACGTGTTTATACAAATTACTATTCCAAATGAATATCAACCAATAGGAAAATATAATATTGGCATGACTGCCGGTATTGAAACTACAATTCCTCCCGGCGATTGGATTGAAGGAATGAATCGTATGAATCTTAATTTGCTTTTGAGCAATTTTGCAAAGGATGGATTTGTTAAAGCAAATTATATGAAACAATTCCAAGACGGTAGACAAGAAAAATTGTCAGTGGAAAAGCCAATGGAAGTTTGTTTATGGGGTGCGGATACTTCAATATATAAGAAAACAGATGAAAAAGTCGAAAGTGTTGATTCTATTTTAAGTACAATTCCAGAAAAATTTGCTTATTTGTTTGTAGGACAATGGACTCATACCAATGGACTTTACAGTGATCGAAAGGACATCGGAAATCTTATCAAAGTATTTTGTTCTGCATTTAAAGACAGGAAAGGTTCACGTCCATGTTTATTATTAAAAACAAATGGAGTTAACTTTTCAAAAATTGATAAAGATGATGTTTTAAAGAAAATTAAAACTATACGAGACGAAGTTGGTGGTGATTTGCCAAACGTTTATGTTTTACATGGCGAATTGAGTGATGTAGAAATGAACGCATTGTTTAATCACGATAAGGTCAAAGCGCATGTGAGTTTTACTCATGGTGAAGGATATGGGCATCCATTATTACTTGCTTCATTAAGCGGAAAACCTATTTTTGCTCCAAATTGGAGTGGACATTTAGACTTTTTAAATTCTAATTACTGTGTATTATTAAATGGTTCAGTTAAACCAATAGATCCCGCTTCCGTTAATCAATGGTTAATAAAAGAAAGTAGTTGGTTTTATGTTGTATATGGATTGGCAGAAGATAAACTTAAAAACTTTTATTATTCACCAAGTAGTCTTTTAAAAGAAAACGCAGAAAAATTAAGATTAGAGAATGCGGAAAAATTTAGTTTGCAAGCTATGGACAAAGTATTTCATGGTTTATTAGATAGATACGTTCCAGAATTTGCGGTAGAAAAGAAAATCATATTGCCTAAATTAAAGAAAATTGAATTGCCAAAAATAACTGTATAATATGAACGATATATTTTTATCATTTCTTGTTACATGTAAAAACGAAACTGAAACGTTGTTTCAACTATTACGGTTTCTATCTAAATATACAGAAAATAATGAATGTATTATTCTTGATGATTACAGTGATAATCCACAAACACTTGCTATTATTAATAGTGCATACGATTCTAATCCATTATTTTTTAAGGTACATCAACATAAATTAAATAATAATTATGGTGAACATAAAAATTATGGTAAGTCTTTATGTAAAGGAAAGTATATATTCCAAATTGACGGAGATGAATTGCCTTCTTCATTTTTGATGGATTCAATTAAAGATATTATTAATTTAAATACTGACGTAGAATTATTTTGGGTTCCTAGAATTAATGATTTCAACGGAGTTAAACCAGAACATGCAAATCAATGGGGATGGAGATTAACTTCTTACGAAAATAGATCAATTGTTAATTGGCCAGATCCTCAGAGTCGTATATTTAAAAATCTTTCTCATATTTCATGGAAAAGAAAATTGCATGAAAAGGTAGAAGGTGCTAAAGTGTTCTCAATGCTTCCAGAAAGTTTTGAATTTGCATTGCATCATAATAAAACTATTGAAAAGCAAATAGAAACTAATACGAGATATAATACTCAATTTACTGAAGAAGATAATAGAGGATTTAAATATTAATACTATGATAGAAAATATTTTGTCAAATATTAAATCATTGATAAATGAAAAAAATAAAAACAAAAAATGGACTCCAAATGTTGATTGGGTGCAATATGCTGGTCCATTTTTTGATGAAAATGAATATATTGCCGCAATAAATTCTTTATTAGAAGGATGGTTAGTTTTAGGAAAAGATGCTATAAAATTTGAAACTACATTTCCATCTCAATTCAATAAAAAATACGGAATATTAACAAATAGTGGAAGTAGCTCTAATCTTATAATGATGTCTGTATTAACATCAAAAAGATTATATAATTTAAAAAAAGGAACCAAAGTTATTACTCCAATAGCTGGATTTCCTACAACTATAAATCCTATTTTTCAAGTTGGATTTACACCAGTATTTGTTGATATTGATTTAGATACCCTCAATCTTAATTTGGATCAAGTAGAGGATGCTGCTAAAAAAGGAGCAAAAATTATTACATTTGCACATGTATTAGGAAATCCTCCTAATATGGATCGTTTAATGGAAATCATTAAACAATATAATTTGATTCTTTTAGAAGATTGTTGTGACGCTCTTGGATCTACTTATAAAGAAAAACCTCTTGGTAGTTTTGGAGAATTAACAAGTTGTAGTTTTTATCCTGCACATCATATGACTATGGGTGAAGGAGGATTTGTTGCATGCAATACAGAAATACAAGAAATCATTGCTCGTAGTTTTCGTGAATGGGGACGTGGATGTTATTGTGTAGGTAAAAAGGCAAATTTATTAAAAAACGGATCTTGTGGAAAAAGATTTTCAAATTGGTTGCCAGAGTTACCAGATGAAATATTTGATCATAAATACGTATATGATGAAATTGGATATAATCTCAAACCGATTGAATTACAAGCATCTATTGGACTTGAACAGATGAAGAAACTTCCTTTGATTCATCAAAAGAGAAAAGAAAATCATAAAAGATTAACTGATATATTTTATAAATATCAAGACTATTTTCATCTTCCAAAAGCAACGTTATATTCTGATCCAAGTTGGTTTGCATTTGCTTTAACTATAAAAGACAATGCGCCATTCAAGAGAAAAGATATAGTTGAATTTCTAGAATCAAATAAAATACAAACTCGTCCATATTTTGCTGGTAATATTATGTTACAACCAGCATATACGGGATTGATTAATAAAAATGAAGTAATAACTAAATATCCAAATTCAAGAAAGGTAACAACCGACACGTTCTTTTTAGGAACAAGTCCTGTTATTACTATGGAACAATTGGATTATATACAAGAAAAAGTAGATGGGTTTTTTAAAAATAAAATTATATGAAATTATTATATATTACAGGATGCTTGGGTTTTATCGGATCTCATTTGACTCGTGCGTGTCTTAAAAAAGGATGGTATGTAAGAGGAGTAGATAAGGCAACATATGCTGCGGATTTAAATTTATTAAACGAATTTAATCAATATCCTACATTTAGTTTTAAGAGGGGAGATATTTGTAAATTAGATCGTTTAGTAGATTGTGATTATTTTATTAATGTTGCCGCCGAAACTCATGTTGATAATTCTATTAGAAAAAGTGATGACTTTGTTTATTCTAATATTAATGGCGTTTATAATATCCTAGAATTATTGAAAAATTATAATAAACAAGGATATGTAAAGCCAGTTTTATTACATTTTAGTACAGATGAAGTGTATGGAGATATAGAAGATGGTCAGCATTTTGAAACGGATATATTGAAACCAAGTAATCCTTATTCAGCAACAAAAGCATCAGCGGATCAATTAATTCTTGCATGGGCACGAACATATGGTATACAATACGTTATTGTTAGACCAACTAATAATTATGGAATAGGACAATATGTTGAAAAATTAATTCCAAAGACTTGTAAATATATAAGTTTAAACAGAAAAGTGCCTCTTCACAATAATGGAACTCCAATACGTAATTGGCTTCATGTAGAAGATACTGCTAGAGGAATTATAACAATAATTGAATCGGGTGTTAAAAACGAAATATTTAACATAGCAGGTGGATTTGAACAATCAAATATAGTAACTCTTCAGAAAATAGTAAAAGAATATTTTGGTAATTTACCTGATGATTACGAAAACAAATATATTGATTTTTCTTTAACAAGAGTTGGTCAAGACATTCGATATGCATTAAATGATGACAAATTGAGAAGTCTAGGATGGAAGCCTCAATGTGATTTTGATGTCGAATTAAAAAAGATAGTGAAGTATTATAAGGATAATTTTATATGGTAAAATATGATAATTCAAATTATTTGGCAGCAGACTTGATAGCAGATTTTCTCGAAGAGAAAGAAATTGATATAGCATTTGGTATTATAGGATCTGCCAACTCATATATTTTTGATTCTATATCTAGAAAAGGATATACTAAATTAATATGCATGCATCATGAACAAGCAGTTGTAATGGCAGCAGGTGCATATTATAGAACTACTGGAAAATTATGTGCTGCTATTGTAACCGCTGGAGCAGGTGCTTCTAATGCAATAACAGGAGTATTATGCAATTGGGCAGATTCTATACCTTGTATTGTAATATCAGGACAAGAATCAACTAAATATGTCAATGAGCATTCTAACCTTAGAATGTTAGGTACGCAAGGATTTGATGTATCAAAAATGGTATCTGATATTGTAAAATTTAGTACAATTATTAAGAATAAATCTGATATTTTACAATCATTAGAACAAGCATATTATATAGCATTAGAAGGAAGACCGGGACCAGTATGGATTGATATTCCAATGGATATGCAATCTGCAATACTTAATAAAGAAGATTTAAATAAATTTACCGTTCCAAATCAAGTTGTATCTGAATATGATTTACATGAGATAATAAAGTTAATCGAACAATCAGATAGACCATTAATTTTAGGAGGACACGGAGTACGTCTTTCTAAATGTCAGGATAAATTTAAGAGCTTAATAGAAAAATTAAAAATTCCCACTGTTTTATCGTGGTCTGGAATTGATAATTTATCATTTGATAATCCATACAACTTTGGTTGTCCGGGTTTATATGGACAACGATGTGCTAATTTTATAATTCAAAATTGTGATTTATTAATTGTATTAGGAAGCAGACTTGCGTTACCACAAACTGGTTATAATATAAATAATTTTGCACCAAATGCAAAAATAATAATGGTAAATAACGATGAAAATGAATTAAAAAAGCACAATAGATATGATATAAAAATCAAAGATGATTGTAAGAATTTTATAAATAAATTATTAGCTTACGACATAAATTCATATAAATCCAAGTGGTATGATCGTTGTTTGCAGTACAAAAATGAGTTTCCTTTAGTTGAAAAATCTCATTGGGTAGACAATAAAAATCATGATAATTCTTATGTATTTATCAATGAACTATCAAAACTTCTAAAAGAAGATCATATTATTGTTATAGGACAAGGTACACCATTACCATGTTCACATCAAAGTCTTGAACTCAAATCAAAACAAATAGCATTTGCATCAAATGGTTTAGGAGAAATGGGAAATGGATTACCATCTGCTATCGGAGCAGCATTTGGTCGTAATAATAGAGAGGTTATCTTAATGGATGGTGACGGTAGTATGATGATGAACTTGCAAGAGTTACAAACTATTGTAAGTTATAATCTTCCTGTAAAAATAATAATCTTTAATAATGAAGGTTATTTGTTTATAAAACACACACAAAAAATGTTATTTAATGGTCGATATACTGCGGTCAATAAAGAAACCGGCATGAGTTTACCTGAATTTAAAAAAATAGCATACGCATTTGATATACCTTATTTTAATACAAAACATAATACTGTGGAAGAATTTTTAAGTCATGATGGATATGCTATATTTGAATGTTATATGAATCCAGAACAAGAATTCGCTCCAAAAGTAAAAGGTATTTTAACAAAGAATGGTATTTTACCACCACCAATTGAGGATATGTCGCCTTTATTACCGATAGAAATTTTAGAAAAAAATATGTTGAAAGTAAATGAAACGTCATATAAAATCAGACAATGAATTTAACTTTACAAACAATATCATCAACAATAATTTCCGAACTACTCGCAAATTCTCCATTAGATGGGGTGGTTTTGGACATGGAACATGGTAATTTTAATAATGAATCTTTATACGCTTGTATTCAAGTTATTACTTTATATAAAAAACAATGTTTTGTTAGAGTCACCGATTTAAATAAAACCTTAGTTCGAATGTGTTTAGACGCAGGAGCAACAGGAATAATATTTTCAACAATCGAATCATATTCACAAGGTAAAGAAATAGTAGAGTTTTGTACATATCCTTTATTTAAAGGAAAAAGAGGATGTGGGCTTGTTAGAGAAAATCAATGGGGTGAATACAGTTTAGGTACAAATAAACCCCTAATAATAGGACAAATTGAAACACAAACAGCAGTGGATAATTTAGATTCTATTTGCACATGTGGATTTGATATGTTTATTATCGGACCATATGATTTATCTAATAGTCTAAATTGTGTAGGAGACTGGCAAAATTTACTTTATAAAATGTATATAAGTAAAATATATAACACAATTGATAATAAAAAAATTGGAATGTTTCTTCCTTCCAAAAGTAATATTACTGAATTTCTATCAAATAAAAAAAATAATATGTTCAGTCCGGCGTTAATTATATGGGGAATGGACACTGAGTTAATCAAGTCCGGTATAAATTCCATAGCATATGATATACAAACTAACTGAAAAATTAAAGGTTTTAGCAAATAACTATGGTGTTATAGGTATAAAACAGTCATTTGAAGATGAAGGAATCGAAATAAATGATTTAATCTTAGTAAGAAGATTAACCGATATTTGTAATATTGAATGTTTTGTAAAAATTGGTGGATGTGAAGCAAAGTCTGATATAAATAATTGTATAAAATATGGAGTTAATAACATCATTGCTCCTATGATAGAATCGTCGTTTGCCGTATCAAAAGTTACTGATATCACATCTAAATACAATAAACTCATAAATTCTTACATTGTTGTTGAAACCAAAACATCCTTTAATAATTTAGATAGCATTTTAGAAAAAGGATACAATACATTAAAAGGAATTGTTGTTGGTCGATCAGACTTTTCAAAATCATATTCAATCGATAAAACACAAGTTGATTCTGATTTTATATTTGATAAAGTAAAAACAATTTTACTCAAATCAAAAGAATATAATTATCAAACGACATTAGGTGGAAATATATCTAAACAAAGTGTTGATTTTATTAAAAAAATGTATTTTCAAAATTTACTTGATAAAATCGAGACTAGAAACATTGTTATTGATTTATCAAAAATTGATATTGAAAATTTAGAAAATGTAATTAAATTAGCTATCGAATTTGAAATCGAATTAATAAAATATAAATCTACTTCTTTAACATTGACATTAAAAGAATCAAATGATAGAATAGAAGCATTAGTAAATAGATAAATAAAATGAACAAGAGATTTGAACAGTTACAAAACATTGTACACCGAGAAGAATGTTTTAAAACAATATGTGGTGCCGGAAATGAAGATAAAGCACATGTTAAAAAATTATCTTTTGTCTATACATTAGCAGGAACAAAAATATTAGACGTATCAGCTAATGTTGACGTTGTTAAAGCAGCAATGGAAGGTATTGATTTAGCGTATGAGTATACCCATAAATTAAATGTTAAGATAGAAGATAGACCTTATATTATGGTCAGTGTAGGAATGCCGGGAGATCCTCACGTTAGAAAATCTTTTATAAATGCAGATAAGTGCATTGGATGTACATTATGTATTCCTATTTGCCCAACTGATGCTATTCCTAAAGACTTTGTACAAAATCTAAATGTATTTAAAAATTTAGGAGGAGTTTTTGATATCGAAGATCAATCAAAAGAAATTGTTATCAAAGATCTGTGTATAGGATGTGGCAAATGTAGTAGTATTTGCCCAAAGAATGATATTATCTCATATAGACACAATGCAAGAGAAATACATAAACTTTTACCGAAGTGTATGGAAGCCGGTGCAGAATTATTTGAACTTCATGCTGCGGTTGGAGAAGATGATATTACTCTTACAGAATGGTCAATAATCAATGAGATTAATTCCAATAATTATAATTCAATGTGTTTGGATAGATTAAATCTAGGAAACTTAAGATTTGAACATAGAATTAATGAGGCTAGAAAAATTGCTGGTAATCGTTTAATGATTCAAGCAGATGGATATCCAATGAGTGGTGGAGAAGATGATTATAACACTACTTTACAAGCAGTTGCATGTGCTGATGTTGTCAATAAAAAGTTTAATATGCGAATTGACAAGAAACGTACAACCGACAAATTAGGAAAGCCAAAAATATCTTCCAAAAAAGTATATAAAAACATTAATGATGTAGATAATATTCCTATATTAATTTCAGGAGGTACAAATTCTTATAGTAAAGAATTGGCAGAAAAGGCAGAAGTAAGAATTAATGGGGTATCTATAGGAACATTTGCGAGAGATTTAATTGAAAAATTTATAGTGCAACCAGATTTCTATGAAAACGATGAACTTATTAAATTGGCATATGAAAATGCAAAAAATTTAATACAAATTAGTAATAAAAAAATATGAAACAACTTGTTATAGCAGTCGATTTTGATGGTACGTTGTGTGAATACGCATTTCCTAAAATAGGAAATCAAACAGAACAACAAAAAAACTTGTTAGATTTATTGATCGCACTAAAACAAAAAGGTCATTATCTAATATTATGGACAAACAGAGGGGACACAGATGAACTAAAATGTTTATCTGAAGCAATTGAATGGTGTAAAAACCAAGGATTAGAATTTGATCAAGTTAATAACAATAATCCCGAACGTGAAGCTAATAAAAAATCAGGATACAGTAGGAAAATATTAGCAGACTATTATATTGATGATAAATGCTTAGAATTTGGAAATGTATTGGCTAGAACAAAGACTTTAGAGTTTTTATCCAATTTATGAATATATTAGTAACAGGAGGAAATGGATTCTTAGGTTCAAATACAATTAAGAAATTAATAGAAAAGAATCATAATATATTAATAACATCTAAAAATAAAACCAACTTAACTTATTTAAAAGATGATACAAAAATAATACCCTGTTATATAAACAATATATGTTATCATATTGATGAAATTAAAAATTTTTCTCCTGATGTAATAATATTTTTTGGTTGGCACGGAGGAAATAATTATAAAGATACAAATATACTTGATCAGTTTCATCAAAACGTTCCGCCACATATAACTTTTTTAGAACAAATAAGTACATTTTCTAAGAAACCTAAAATTATAGGTGTTGGAAGTTTTTCAGAATATGGAGATTACAATATTCCTATCAACGAAACTTGTATTGAAAATCCAACAAGTTTATATGGATTATCAAAGTTGACGTTCAAAAAATACAGTGAAATGTTTTGTAAACAACACCAAATGCAATGGACGTGGATACGACCATGTTTCATATATGGACCAAATGATATTCAAACAAGAGTAATTCCATCAGTAATTAAAAAAGCATTAAATAATGAAAAAATTCATTTAAATGAATGTAATACAATATTAGATTATCTATACGTTGAAGATTTTGTTAATTTTTTATATAAATTAATTGACTTAAACTGTGAAGGCGTATATAATATTTGCTCAGGAAAACAATATCAACTACAATCTATAATTAATCAAATTTGTGCATTATCTAATAGTAATTCTGAAATTATTTTTGATAAATCATTAAATAGAAAAGGACTAAATAATTTTATTTGTGGTGATAACACTAAGATTCAAAATACAACAGGTTATTTTGAATTACATAATATACACGATGGTTTGCTAAAGACTATAAATTATTATAACCAATGAATTATAAAATAACATGTCATTTAATGCCGTGGGAATTAGATTTTGCTTTGTTGTCGTTTACACAATTAAAAAAATCAAAATATCATCTAAATTCAAATGATACAGTTTATATTGATGTTACTTTAAATCTTTCAAATTATATATTCGATTGGAGTTCTAGTAAACTACCAAAAGAATTCTTTATAGATAAGTTTACATCATTACAGCCATTATTAAATGATTATAAATGTAGATTTAACATTTATACTGGAGATGAAATCTACGGCGGATTAAATACAATGCTATATGCTACAGAACCACATATAGATCATTATATGGATTTGAATCCAGATATGTATTTTACAGAGCATTTATTATGCATGCTTATAGAATCTTCAAAAGTTATAAAAAATAGATTTTTCATAGTAACCCCACAAATTCCAAAATTATGGGATAACACATGGGACATCATATCAAACTATCATTATAATAATATATCATATCAAGATCATAATAAAATTGAGGTTTATGATGTTAGAAATTATATGAAAACAAATGATCTTGAAGTAAAATTATCATCAATCAATACGTTTAAATTTGCTGGATGGATGGATTTATACAATAAAGAAACATGGGAAAATTTTATTGTACAAGACGGATGGCAAGGATACGGAGGATGTGATTACTACGCAATGTTATTATGTAATACAGCCAAGGTTAACGGAGTAGATGTTCAACAATACGTATTAGAAAATCAAATCACGACTGAATATAATTATGGTCATATGAATTCTACCGGATATACCAAGTATTATAAAAAATTTTTGGCACTAAAAGATATACCAAATCAACGCGAATATTTTAACTCTAAATTAAATGAATATCTAAACTATGGAGTTAGAAATTTAATAAATAAAAATATTATAAAATTGTTATGAAGTTATTTTCAAATTTTAGACCAGAAAGTTGTCATACATATGACAAAGTAAAAAAGGTATGTGAAAACAAACCTGTTACTATATTTTATGACTATATACCAAAAAGCATAAATGAACTAAATATAAATCCATATAATTTTATAATTTTGGTTGAACCAGATGAATTTTTCGGAATGCAATCATGGGTAAGACAAAATCATCATCTATTTACTGGAATTTTAACATGGAATGAAAAGCTATTCAAAGATTGTCCAAATGCAATCTTTTTTCATTATATTGGTGATGGTGGCGCAGGAAATGTTAAACATAATTATTTAGAAGATTTTAATACACAATATCCAAATAAAGAGTTTGAAATTAGTTTTTTATGTGGAGCAAAATCACTAGTTCAAGGACATAAATTTAGGCAAGAAATATATAAAATTGGAGATAAAATAACAATCCCAAAAAAATGGTTTTATACATTACCTGATTTTGATGCAGAAAACTTTAAAAAAGGTGGAGTAGGAAGACCAGATGATATATGGATACAAAAACAAATTTGTTATCAAAAGGCAATGTTTCATATAGGAGTGGAAAATGTTTATTATAATAACTGGTGTAACGAAAAGATTTGTGATGCATTTGCAACAAAAACAGTTCCTGTATATTGGGGATGTCCTAATTTAGGAGATTTAGGTTATGATGAAAGAGGAATAATTAGATTTAATTCAACCGATGAATTAATTGAAAAAGTAAATAAATTAACTCCAGAGGATTATACTAATAGATTACCTTATGTAGAATATAATTATCAATTGATTAAACATTATCGATTTGAAGATGTAATTGCGAGAATTTTTAAAGACTTTATAGAACAAAATAATATATGAAACCTACTATAGTAAATAATATAAGCAATATAAAAGATTTGACTGTATTAAAAATAGATTCTTTCTATGATTATAGAGGAGAAAACATACAATCTTATGACTCTACAGAATATAAAGAGTTAATAAACAATATTGAATTTACTACTGATTCGTTTTCGTTTTCTACAAAAAATGTTCTTAGAGGATTTCATGGTGATACACAATCTTGGAAATTAATTCAATGCATTAGAGGAACAGTTTATTTTGCTGTAATTGATTTGAGACCCAATTCTCCAACATACGAGAATGTATTTACATGTACATTAAGTGATAAAAACCGCTGGCAAGTATTAGTTCCAAATGGTTGTGTTAATGCACATCTATGCATGTCTGATGATTGTATTTTTTCTTATAAACTATCACATGGATATATTTCAATTGATAAACAGTTACATGTATTTTGGGATGATAGTAAATTTTTTCTTAAAATTAAATGGCCAATACAATTATCTCCAATTGTATCTCACCGAGACAACTCATTTCAGTTCAGTGTAATATAAATGAAACTCATAGTCACAGTATTAGAGCAAGAATTTCCATTTAGTAATAAATTTAATATCTTATATACAGGTGTTGGAAAAATTAATGCAAGTATAATTTATTAGAATATTTAAACAGTCATAATAACGTAGATACTATTATAAATGTTGGAACTGCCGCTGGTATAAATTGTAAAAGAAATACAGTATTATCATGTGGTAAGTTTATTGAAGGAGATTTGGATTATCCAAGTTATACTCTTGATCCTATTATAGTTGATCCTAATTTAAAACAATTAGCCACGTCTGATTCATTTCAAACATCTTTACCAAATAGAATGTGTAATTGTATTGATATGGAGGGCATGCATTTGCAAAAATTTGTAAAATAAAGAAAATAAATTTTTTTGTTTTAAATATATATCAGATATAATAAGAGAACAAAATCAAGAAGATTCTTGGTTAGAAAACTACAAAAATGGTCGATTTCTTCTTAAAGAACATGTTATAAAAGTATATGAATAAAGTTTTAATTACTGGCGGGGCAGGATATTTAGGCTCTGTTTTAACAGAAACACTATTAAATGAAGGATATATAGTTACTATACTTGATAGTTTATTATATAAACAATTATCATTGAGTGGTTTTTGTAATAATAAAAATTTTAATTTTATACTAGGTGATGTTAGAGATAATGTATTATTAGAAAAGCTAGTTAATGAAAATAATATTATTATACCACTTGCCGCTATTGTTGGAATGCCAGCATGCAAAGCAAATCCTCAAGCAACAATTGATATTAATTTAAATCAAATTAAAAATATTATTAAGTTTGCTAAAAACGATCCCACGAAAGAAATCATCTTGCCAAATACAAACAGTCAATATGGATCGTCAACCGAAATTATAACAGAAGAAAGTCCATTTAAACCTTTGTCTTTGTATGCTGAAACGAAATGCGATGCTGAAAAGGCATTATTAGATTCTCACAACGGTATTGCTTTAAGACTCGCAACTGTTTTTGGAATGTCTTATAGAATGAGAATGGATTTGTTAGTAAATGATCTTGTTTATAAATCTATAACAGATGGTTATTTAGTGCTATTCGAATCGCACTTCATTCGTAACTACATACACGTTCGTGATGTGGCCAATACATTTTTATTCATGATCAATAGATACAATCAATGTAATAACTCAGCATATAATGTTGGATTGACAAGTGCTAACTGTAATAAACTAGAATTGGCAGAAACTATCAAAAAGTTTGTTCCGGAATTAGTTATCGTTCAAAATGAATTCAAAAAAGACCTTGATCAACGTAATTACAAAGTATCAAATGCAAAATTAGAATCTTTAGGGTGGTCCGCAAAAAATTCTCTTGAAGACGGTATCCAAGAATTGCTAAAAGGATATCAAATGATTGTAAAATTTAAAAATAAAGATTTTACTAATTTGTAATATGGATAAAAAACTTTTGGTTATTTATAATATTTGCGGAATTAAACGCAATAACATTGAAATGTGGGTCAATCATTTAACCGACATTCTAAATCAAAATTATAGCAATTTTATTGTAGCAGTTTCAGGCTGTATTGTAGCTGAAGAAGCTAAATCACAACTTATAGAATTAAAAAATAAATATAAAAATTTAGTGTTTAATTTTACCGAAGAAAAGTTGCCTGTTAACATTACTTTTAATCATACTGCTCAAGTTTGTACAAATAAATTTGGAATATTTGATGGTTATATGTATGTTGCGTCTGATGTTAAATTTGGTAACGATCAAGAAGTTTTGAAAAAAATGTCTACACTACATTTTAATTCAAACAGCGGAATGACATATGCAATGGTAGATAATGATCATGGATTAGATGGATGGTATAAAGAATGTTGGGAAGAACTAAATACCCTATTAGAAACAGATCATTTTTGTATTAATATTGGAAAAACTGCAAACATGCATGTTATTTTATTTGATAAAGACATTTATATCAAATACGCAAATAAAATTGTTCCTAATATTTTTGCATCTCATTGTACTGAAACTACTTATACCTATTTGACTGCTGCAATAAATAAAAAAGTTACAGTACATAATAAAACTGTTATGTTAAAACATATTGGATTTGCAGATAGTCATAGTGTTGGATTTATGGATGAAATTGGATGGAATCATAAAGTTGCATGGAAACATTTATTCAAATCTAAAATACCAGTTGAAGATAGATTATTATCAAATGAAGCAAAAAATGTAGGGTTTGGTTATGTAGATTTTTATGGCGGATTTTCTCATTCTTCAGAGTTATATGATGATAATGAAAATCACAAAAATCCAGAAAATCTTTTTAAATTCTTAAAAGACGCATTATATCTTTCAGAAGACGAATTTAACTACAATCAAATTTCTTACAATCTTATTTAAATAAACTTATATGGATGTATTATTTATAAATCCCGGAAACGCACGAGTAATTTATCAAAACTTAGAAAAAGATTATTCTGCTATTGAACCTCCTACTTGGGCACTTTTATTAGCCGAATCTTGTCGATCCATAGGAAAAACTGTTAGTATTTTAGATATAAACGCTGAAAGACTCTCTGTCGAACAATCATATGAAAGAATTGTAAATATAAATCCTAAATTAATATGTTTTGTTGTATATGGACAAAATGTTAATGCTGGTACTACAAATATGAGTGGTGCAGTTGAGTTATCCAAGTATATAAAATTGCATAATAAAAATATACCAATCGCGTTTATAGGATCATATGTACAAGCTCTTCCTAAGAAGACATTGTTTGATGAAAAATCAATAGATATTGTATTTACTAACGAAGGTGTTTATGCATTAAGAAATTTACTTTCTCAAGACAAAATTGACTTAAATAACTTAGACCATATTAAAGGTATTGGATGGAGAAAAAATGGGTTTCCTACTTTAAATCCTCCAGAATTTGTAGTGCCGCAAGATAGATTAGACACCGATTTACCGGGATATGCATGGGACTTATTACCATATAAAGAAACACCATTGGATTTATATCGTTCTCCAATGTGGCATGCTGAATATGATCCTAAAAAACGTACTCCATATGCTGCTATACAGACTTCATTAGGATGTAAATTCGGCTGTGATTTTTGTATGATAAACATACTAAATAGAAATGATAATGAAGAAATCGGAGTAGCATCAAATTACAGTTTAATGAGATATTGGTCTCCTGAATTCATTATAAGAGAATTTGATAAATTAGTAAAAATGGAAGTTGAAACTATTCGTATTATCGATGAATTGTTTTTACTTAACAAAAAACATTATGTTCCATTGTGTGAAATGCTAAAAGAAAGAGGTTATGGTAAATTCTTAAGAATGTGGGCATATTCACGTATTGATACTGTATGTAATCCAGAACTTCTTAAGTTAGTAAGAGAAGCGGGTATTAAATGGTTGTGTTTAGGAATAGAAAGTGGAGACAGAAACATACGTTTAGAAGTCTCAAAAGGCAAGTTTCAAGATGTTGATATTAAAAAGATAGTAGAGCAAATTCATGCGAATGATATTGAGATAATGGGAAATTATATATTTGGGTTGCCGGGAGATAGTATTGATAGTATGCAAACAACTCTAAATCTATCAAAAGAATTATGTACATCTGGATGGAATGCATATACAGCAATGGCATTGCCGGGAAGCAAATTGTATAAAGATGCTATAGACAAAGGACTCAATATTCCCAAAAAATATGAAGAGTTTTCATTTCATTCATATGAAACACTTCCATTGCCTACAGAACATTTAACTCCTGCTGAAATTGTAAAATTTAGAGATAATGCATTTGATGAATATCATTCAAATTCTTTATTTCTGGAAAGAATAGAAAAAAGATTTGGAGAAGTAGCGGTAAACTCTATAAGAAAAATGTTAAAATTTAAATTAAAACGCAAGATTGTTGAGGAATCAAATAAATAATTTTCTATGAAAGAATATACATCAGAAGAATTAATCGCATTTGAAGAAGATATTGCGAATGAATTCAATTCATCAAAAATAAAAGCACCTATTCATTTATATAATGGAAATGAACAACAAATGATAAATGTGTTTAAAAATATTCAAGATAATAATTGGATATTTTGTACATGGAGATCACATTATCAATGTTTATTAAAAGGTGTTCCTAAAGAACTTGTAAAACAAGATATATTAAATGGTAAATCTATTACTTTATGTTATCCTGAATACAACATCTATTCGTCTGCGATTGTAGCAGGTAGTATTCCTATTGCAACAGGTATGGCATTAGATATAAAACGTAAAAATTTATCAAATAGAGTTTGGTGTTTTGTGGGTGATATGGCATCAGAAACTGGTACATTCTTTGAAAATTGGAAATATTCAGTAAATCATGATCTTCCTATAACATACGTTATAGAAAACAATGGTAAGTCAGTGTGTACTGATACACTAAAAACGTGGAACTGTAATAATTTATATTTTGCAAATGAAACACGTAATATAATATATTACGAATATCAAACTAAGTATCCACATGCGGGAGCAGGAAAAAGAATTCAATTTTAATTATGAAATACTTTGACGAACTTAAAAAATCGATGGATTGGTTGGCAGGAAAAGACGATACCTTATTTTTAGGTCAAGCAGTAGAATATGCAGGAACTGCTATGACAAATACATTAAAAGATGTAGATAAAAAGAAGTTGTTAGAAATGCCAGTTAATGAAGACATGCAAATGGGAATTTCTATTGGAATGGCTCTAAACAAAAGTGTTCCGATTTCTATTTTTCCAAGATGGAACTTTTTACTTCTTGCCGCAAATCAAATTGTAAATCATTTGGACAAAGCGAAAATAATGTCATCTGGAGGATATAAACCAACGGTTATCATTAGAACATCTATAGGTTCACAACGCCCACTACATCCACAACATCAACATATATCAGATTTTACATCTGCTTTCAGAGCAATGTGTGATACAGTTGATATAATTCGTCTTGATGAACCACATCAAATTTTTGAATCATTTCAATATGCATATGAAAGAAATGATGGAAGATCAACCATTTTAGTTGAATGGGGAGATTATTATAGTGAAAAATAAGTATGACAATTGTAAAATCACCATTTCGAATATCCTTGTTTGGAGGAAGTACTGATTATAAAAAATTTTATCAGCAACATGGTTCTTTTTTAATAGGTACGACTATTAATAAATATTGTTATTTATCTATGAGATATCGTCCGTCGATACTCTCAAAACAATATTTGTGTACATATTCAAAGTATGAGTTGGTAAACAATGTCAACGAAATTCAAAATCCACTAATAAGAGAAACTTTTAATTATTTTAATATAAATAAACCAGTTGAGTTTTTTTCTTTTTCTGATATACCGGCTCGTACTGGTTTAGGAGGATCTTCTTCATATTGTATAGGAATGGCATATTTGATTTGTAAATTAAATAATCTATCTTTATCAAACAAAGAAATTATTAAAACAGCTATTCACATTGAACGAAATATATTAAAAGAAAGTGGAGGTATACAAGATCAAATTTGGCCATTTGCAAAAGGTCTAAATAGCATTGAAATTCAAAAAGATGGTGAATTTTATACAAAACCTTTACCTGTTACAGAAGAATTTACAAATGAATTTGAAAAATCATTCACTTTAATATACACAGACGAACAAAGAACAACGGACAATATTGCTAAGTCACATGAAAGTGATATTGAAAATAAATTACAGATTTTAAAATTTGCAAAAGATGCATATAATTTATTTTTAAAAGAAGATATAAAGGGTATAGGAAATTTAGTTTATGAAAGTTGGTTATATAAAGATAGAATATCTCCTTTGATATCTAATTCAAAAATTAATAATATAATTAATGATGTAATGCAAATGGGTGCATATGGTACAAAGTTATTAGGAAGTGGAGGATGTGGATTTGTATTGGTAATATCTGATCCTATAATAAAAAATAAAATAGAACAGAAATATAACGGATATGTATTGAACGTTAATTTTGAAAAAACAGGTACGTCTGACATATTTAAAAGCTAAGTATGAAAATTGGAATTGTATCAGGTTATTTTAATCCACTACATGCAGGTCACGTTGAATACATCAACGCTGCAAAAAAAGAATGTGATAAATTGATCGTTATTATCAATAGCGACTATCAAAGAAAATTAAAAGGAAGTAAAGAATTTATGGACGAATCTCATAGATCTTTTATTGTAAATAATTTAAAATCTGTTGATGAAACTTTTATATCTATAGATCAAGATAAAACACAATGTAGTACATTAAGATATTTTAGAGATTTGTATCCAAATGAAGAATTAAAGTTCATGAATAGTGGAGATAGAAAAGGTGAAAATTTAGTCACCGCTGAAAGTAATGTTTGCAAAGAATTAAAAATACTTGAAATTATTCTAGATTTGCCTAAAATATACTCATCGAGTAAATTATTGAAAAAACTATAAATAATATGAATCACTTTTATTTACCTCTAATGGAGGACAACATCGATAAAGAAGACATTAAAAATTTAATAAATTTTCTTTCAAGTCCAAATATACCAAAATTAACAAATGGTCCTAAAGTTGTTGAATTTGAAAATGCATGGGGCAATTGGTTAGGAACAAAATATAACTTGATGGTCAATAGCGGAGCGTCTGCTAATGAATTAACTATTCTTGCATTAAATGAAATGTATGAAGATGGAGATATTATAATACCTCCGTTGACATGGATTTCAGATGTATCTTCTGTTATTTTTAGTAAATTTAATCCAGTATTTTGTGATATAAATTTAAAAAATTTATCGTTTGATTTGAACCGTCTTAAAAAATTAATCACACCAAAAACACGAGCAATTTTTCTAACCCATGTATTAGGTATTAATGGATTGACAGATGAACTACTTGATCTTTGTAAACGAAATAACATTCACTTGATAGAAGATGTATGTGAATCACACGGAACAACTTTCAAAGGTAAAAAGGTAGGATCATATGGATTTGTAAGTAATTTTAGTTTTTATTTTGCCCACCATATGTCTACAATTGAAGGTGGTATGATTTGTACTGATGATGAAAGATTTTATCAAATTTGTAGAGCATTGAGATCGCATGGAATGATTAGAGAAATGACTAATGAATCCATGAAAAATGAAATCATTAATCAACATCCTGATCTTAATAAAGATTTTATATTTTTGCGTCCGTCTCATAATTTTAGAAGTACAGAAATCAATGCAGTGATTGGTCTTTCTCAATTACCAAAATTAGATAGTAATAATAAAAAGAGAATTGATAATTACAATTACTTCATGAGTAAATTAGATTCTTCAAAGTATATTACAGATCTAAATTTAGAGGGACAGTGCAATTATGCGTTTACCGTTATTTTGAAAGAACCTTCGATGGTTACTAGACTAAATATAGAATTACGCTTAAAAGAAGCAAAAATTGAATTTAGAAGAGGAATGTCAGGTGGTGGAAACCAACTTCGTCAACCATATATCAAAAAATACTTTAAGATTGATTATAATGAATTTCCAAACGTAGAACATGTACACGATTTTAGTTGGTATATAGGAAATTATCCTAGCTTACAATTTGAGAAAATTGATACTCTAATTAACGTATTAAATAAAATATAATTATGGCTAAAAAAATAGTACCTTCTTTAGGAGAAGTAGAATTAACACAAGATTTCTCAAGTGATGCATTTGAATTTCTTCATCAGAACTTTAAAAAACTAATACCAAAAAATACTGTGGTATTAGATATTGGAGCGCATATAGGAATATTTTCTGTTATTTTTGGTTCTTGTGCAAGTAAAGTTATATCATTTGAACCGAATCCTAATATTTTCAATAAATTATCAGAGAACGCATCAAAAAATAAACAATTAAATATTATTCCATATCCATATGCATGTACGTCTGAAAATAAAAAATACACATTTAATTACAGTGATTATAATGTATACAAAGATGGTACAAATGGTGGATTTTTAAGTAATTTACAAAGAACAGACTTTTTACAAATACATCCTTCTCAAGTAGAAGTTGATGGTGTTAATTTAGTTGATTTTTTAACTAATAATCATAAATCAGACATCGATAATATTAAATTTATAAAAATTGATACTGAAGGATATGATAAAGAAGTGATAAAAACTCTTTATCCTATTATTAATAAAAATAGACCTCTTTTAATGACAGAAGCCTTTAAATATTTAACCGAAGCTGAATTAGAAGACTATTATAATACTATTAATAATTTAAATTATTCTATATATGATATTTCTCCATTAGACAATATTAATGATTGTGCTGGACCATTAGATACAAATGAATTTAAATATTTTACTGTAAAAATATGTGATAATGGAAATTTTTTGTGCGTTCCAAATGAAAAAGTTAAACAATATAACTTGCCCGAAATAGTTCGTAATAAAACTGCGGTTGTAGTATTTGGAAGAAACGATGGATATAAAGAACCTGAACGTTTCTATGTTCATATAAAAACAATGTTAGATACATTCGATGAAGTTATTTACGTTGATTGGAATTCAGACAAACAAAGTTTCTTATATGAAATAAAAGACAAACTTCCAAAAACTAATAGACTAAAACATATTGTTATTCCTCCCACCGCAGCTAATCAATTAGTCAATTTTGATTCTAAAGCTCAGGTATGTAATTCAGTGTTGTCATTTAATATTGGTATTCGTAGAATTGACGCAGAATACATAGTACTAGCAACAACTGATATTATACCTCCTTCAAAAGAAACTCTACAACAGTTCATAAACAAAACTAATAAATACTCATTTTATACACTTAGTAGAAGAGATATAGAATATAAAGACGTTATTGACAATATTAATAACTTAGAAGCGTATAGAAAACATTTGGATTTAACTGTTCCTCCACGTTATTTTCCGGCTAAAGTAACTCCTAATGATAATTATAGTCTATTTAATTGTTGCGGAGATTTTCAATTTGCAACAAAAAATATATGGCTAAAAATTAGAGGATATGAAGAAGAAATGTTATATGCATGTTTTTGTGATACAAATGTACAAAAAAAGGCAGTTCTATATGGATTTCAATTAGTACCTGTTTATGATGTTCCTTTATATCACATGAGTCATACAGGCATGGCTAACGATGGAACATCTCCTAGTAAACAGTACTATAATGATGCTATGAAGTGGGTTGAATATTTTGATAAATATCAATTACACGGTCATATTATGTATTCTAGAAATAATGAAACTTGGGGATTTTCAGACATAGAAATTGAGCATGAAATTATATGAAAAATGTTATTATTGTTGGTGGAGGAATAGTAGGATTAGCTACTGCATATAAACTATCATGTAAATATAATGATATACAAATTATTGTACTTGAAAAAGAAAATGAGGTAGGTTTGCACCAAACTACTCATAACAGTGGTGTATTACACTGTGGTTTATATTATAAACCCGGTTCACTAAAAGCAAAATTAGCTGTTGACGGTATTAAGCAAATGACATCGTTTTGCAAACAATATAATATTCCACATGAAATATGCGGAAAATTAGTTGTAGCAACAAATGAAATAGAACATTCAAGACTTAAAGATTTGTATAAAAGAGGCATTGAAAATGGTTTAGAAGGATTAAAATATTTAGATAATAAAGAAGAAATACAAAAAATAGAACCATATGTAACAAATGCAATTGCCGCTATACATGTTCCACAAGAAGGAATAGTAGACTATAAAGCAGTAATAAATAAATTAAAATTATTAATTTTAAAAAAAGGACATTTAATTCTTTGTAATAGTAAAGTTAATTATATATGCAATAAAACCAATACCGTTTCTGTTAAATCTCCACTACAAGAAGAAACTTATGCATATGATTATTTGATAAATTGCACAGGGTTATATAGTGATGTCATTTCCAAATTAACAACTACAGTTTCATCAAAAATAGTTCCTTTTCGAGGAGAATATTATAAACTTAAAAAAGAATCTGAACACCTCGTTAATAATTTAATATATCCTGTTCCAGATCCATCTTTTCCATTTTTAGGTGTTCATTTTACAAGATTAATACATGGAGGAATAGAAGCAGGGCCAAATGCTGTATTAGCGTTTTCTAGAGAAGGATATAAACTTTATAATATAAACTTACTTGAAATGCTTGATTATTTGTGTTTTCGAGGATTTTGGAAATTTATATGGAAACATAAATCTATGTGTTGGAAAGAATTCTGGCAATCTTTAAGCAAAAAACGTCTTTGTAAATCGTTACAAAAATTGATACCTTCAATAACAGAAAATGATTTGATGCCGGGAGGATCTGGAGTCAGAGCACAAGCTATGAGTATAGATGGTAATTTAATTCAAGATTTTGAAATTCATATTGTAAATAACAATATATGTAACGTTTTAAACGCTCCTAGTCCCGCTGCAACTGCATCACTATCTATCGCAGATATTATATTAAATAAGATAAATTTATGATCAATTTAATTTTCTTAATAACTTCAATATTAATAGTTTGGTTTAATACAGAAGCATTTATTGAATATATGCAACTATTTAAACTTAATTTTTTTAAGATAAAAGAATATAATATTGAAAAAGAAAAAGATTGTACAATTGATTATCATTTATATTTAAAATTGCATCATAATAATTTTTTTACTAGATTGATTACATGTCCAATTTGTACATCTTTTTGGCTATCTCTAGTTGGAAGTATTTTATTTTCAATCAATTTATTAAATTTTGGAATTATATTTATATGCAGTCTATTACTATATTTTGCGTTTAATAAATTATTATGAGAATAAATAGCTTTGGAGAATTTAATTTTTATGTAAGAACAAAACATTTAGAAAGATTACATCCTTCTATAGCTAATTTTTGTCAGTGTGTAAGTCGTTATCAACTACTATGTAACTGTCAAAGAAATGAAAAACAAAAAAAAGGAGTTGAATGTAACGCGCAATATATTGAAATTGTAAATTCAATTCTACCCGCTGTTAAAAGTCAACTCTTTTCAGATATACAAGAACATTCCATTGAATTTTATAACAATGGAACACATCTTATTAATGTATTAACAAGATAATACTTTTTTAAGTTTATCACTTTCTATACAATTACTTACTACACTATTAAAATATTCATTCTTTAATAGCTCTTCATATTGAATTGATTTACCATCACTTACATCTTCCCATTGTATCAAATAGTCTGCTTTTTTTCTTAACTTTGGATCGTTTAACATTTCATGTGAGTTGGCTGGATCAGTAAATATTTTTATACCATTATTTCCTTTTACTTTGATAATACGACCATTAGATGGAAATCCATAAGTAAATTTACCTACATGTATTAGTATACCATTCTTTTCTCTTTGAATCCAATTTACTTCATCATTCGGATAAAAATCATATCGAATATCGCTAACAATAGCCACATCAATAGGTGGAGTACCCCATGCAAATTCCTTTTCTATAGTTAGATTAAGTTTATTGATCCAATATCTTCCTTCAGATTGTTTTCGTTTTGCATCTCCATACCAAACTAACATATCTCTAAATATAGATTTTTCTTCCGTTTTATCGGTAAAAACATCCAAATTAAATTTATCACGAATAAATTGTCTACAATCTTCTTTGAGTTCAGTTGCTAGTGCAAAATGTTTTGCATGTAAATTATATTTTGATTTCAATTGTTTGACAAGAAGATCACAAAATAAATTTTTACCAGATCTAGCAACACCCGCAACTCCAATGTATATTTCTTTATTCATATTTATCACTTAATAACTTTTCCACTTCCTTTTCTGAGTATCCATATTTTTCACATAAAATAGCTAACTGTTGTAAATTAGCCTCGTTATGAAAATAAATTGTACAATACTCGTACGCTTCATCTTTACTAATCTTGTAGTGATTTGTAACAATTTCTATTAACTGTTTATTATACTTCGCCGCACTAGATTTAATCCATTTACTGAATTTCTTTCCTAATGGAGTCAAATCACAACACACTTTGTAAAAGGCTTCATTTGAAAGTATATCAAAATATTTAGATAAATATGCCAAGTTTGGTAATGCGGTTACATCCATACTGAGTCCCATCAGAATTACATATTTATTGAATGTTTTTTTATCTTGTTCAGAAAGATTGCGATAATAATTTGGATCTTTTACTTCTCTGATGTGAGAAATATGATCAAAAAGAGTTTTTGTTTTAATCGCTGATGTTATCTTCTCCTTCATCAAATTTTTTGAATCTGATTTTTGGATCTTTGTGTTTTTTGGCATAAAAATTATTTACTCTTACTCGCAACGCATTTATCAACGATATTAGCAGACGTTGATTGTCTGCTAAAGTTTTTATATCAACTGTCATTTTTTTATTCTTGTCCTCTGTTTGCTTTTGTAAAGAATCTATTTTTGTATTTAAATCTTTTATATTATTAAATATATTTATGGTTAAATATATTAATACTGCACATAGCAGAGGCACCGCATATTTCGCAAAGAAAAAAGCTATAGCAAATACTATAGCTCCAAACAAATAACTTTTAATATTCATTATCTATTTCTTCTACAGTAATAATCTTCTTTTCTCTTTTCTTCTGATGTTTCAACTTCTTCGGAACATCTTTTGTTTTCTTAGAATTAAATTTAAAATCAGAATTACGACGATACGTTTTTCCCATATAATTATCCAGTGATCACTTTTGACTTTTCAAGAACATTCTTGATTACATTAATTTGACGACCAGTCAACTTAAGTTTTCCATTCGCAGTTTCAATAGTCATATACTTGGCTTTTTTTGCATGAGGCAATGCCGCACTAAGTGTGACTTGAATATTCTTGTTATTATTTTTAATAAGATAAGTTCTATTATTTGCTTTTGTATTTTTTATTGTTTTCATATGTTTATTATTTAAGTTTCAATATATGATATACTATCAATCGTTAGATTGCAAGTTTTTTTAATTGTACTTAAATTTTTCTTGAAAGTGTTTAATAGCCAAATCTTTAGCCTTGAATTCCATCTCCAAATCAATTCGGTCACTATTATTATATTCTTCAGGAAATTCAGTAACACAATCTGCATGAGCACGAGGATTTGTTCCATTTGGAATACTATCACTGAAATGAAACAATGGAACAATATCTTTTGGCCATGTACTCTTTGCCAATTCATATGCTTCATATTTAGTAAGATTACCTGAGTTGCACTTATTGTGCAAGTTATCATATGTTATAGGAATTCCAGTTTTTTGATAAACATAATCATATAGTTGCTGAACATTCCAACTATTTGGCTTGTCCTCGTTTTCAAGAACGAGCCTAGACTTAACATTATGTGGAAGAGAATTATATACGTCAATGAATCGTGAAGAAATATCTCGCAAATCTCCTCCCTTAAAACAATTCATATGAATATTAATAGGACTATTGTAGTCTTGACTGAGACCAAACATATCCATCATTTTGCCGTGCATAATAAGTTCCACTACACTTTTTTTGGCTACTTCAACATTTATACTTGCAGGAACAACAAATTGATCTGGATGGGTACTACAACGAATATTATATTGCTTAATAATAGCTGCTGCTTTATCAAATGCTTCTTTGATTCCTTTATAATTATATGCCGATTCAATAGACAAATTTGCTTTTGGCAAAGTTTCGAGTGGCATCATTCCACTACTAATACGATAGTTCCATCCATTTTTACCACACTGTTCCAACGTTTTTTGAACAACATAGATGTTATTTAGAGTTCTGTCAGCAACCAAAGTTTCTGCATACTTACGTTCAAGTTGCAGAAATCTCGTTTTTGTCATCGTAGAAGATTTAATGCCGTAATCTTGAAGAGACAAACTGATACAACAAAGTCCTAGTTTTTTCATTGGACAATTACTGTACACCAGATGTTTTTATACGTCAAGCGGAATAGTAACATGCAGGACATGCAACATCAAAAGGACAAATATATCCTAAAAACTTCCAAGTCTTTTGTTTCGAAGTTGAATTTTTAATCCAAGTAACTCGTTGATTGGTGCCCTGTGTTAATAACACTTTACGCGGTTCAACTATATATGGAAATAATGAAGATAAATTTATAAACTCACTATCATCATTGTTTCTGTATAAAATATCACTTCCATTTTTTACCAAGACAATTCCTCTATCACCATCAAACAAATCATTTGGACTCAAATCTATATATTCATCGCTCGTTTGATTGCGAGATATCGTCGCTAATCTATCCAAAAAAGTGGCGAATCTATTGTCTTTTATAAAATTTATCATGACATAATATAAATATATATTTATATTATAAAATTTCTATTTATTTGTATATGCAATATACATCTAAAATTGTTAATAAAACGTTTTATCTCTTGATTTTTCCCAGCAAAGTGTACATGTTATTTGATCAAGATATGAAAAAATTACCTTTGTTTATTGGAATTAATCGTCAAGGACTCATAAACGAATTGCGAAAAATAAGAGACGTTGCTACCAAAGAAACTAAACTAAAAGTATATACAATTGATAATGATAATTTTAAATTAAATACACAACCTAATGAATTTAATTTGATAATACCAGCAAAATAATTATATTTTAACTAATAATTTTATTATTTTATAAATTTCTACATCATACATTTGAATATCAAATTCAAATGTCACTTCATTTATATCCAAATGAACCATTATTAATTCTTTGGTTTTAATATTAAAAATGCCGTAGATGGTATTTAGTTTACCATCATACGGCACTTCCACACTTTTTTTTGGTGTTCTTTTTAGGCATTAACTATTGCTTGAGTTTGTTCAGTGATATTAGACTTAGATTCAACCGTCGAATCATTGTCTGCTACGGACACGCTGATAACAGCAACTGTATTGTACTGCTCATGAAGGTTGATTCCTGCGTTTCGAGCATTTTCAATCACATTGGAAGAGACGGGCGTTAACGCATATGCCTTCTTGGGACGGCCCTTACCATTATGGATAGTACCGAGTTCAGCAATTACACCATTAGTTTCTGCATCCTTTACGTGAGTGCGCAAACTAATCACTGCGGTGTATTGAGGATTCTTACTGTGAATGGTTTCAATGGTAAAATGACCATTAATACCTGACCAATCAATGTTTAAATTGGTGTTGTTCTTACGATTCGTTTTTTTCATATTAATTATGTTAATTTTTAATTGTTAAGTTTCTGACTCTAGTCAGATTAGTACATAGTCTATAACAACATAGACTGTCTGTCAATAAAAAAAGCATACCTTTTAAAGTATGCTTTCTATACATATGTTAAATTTTAATGTTACTTTTTACCATTCTTTTTCCCCTTTAACTTGATTAAATGAGCCTTATCTTTTTTATCTTGTTTAGGATATTTATAATCTACTTTATTACCTTTAATATTATGATCTATTTGTTTGGTTATTTTTTCTACTTTTTTAAAAGGAGCGTTTGGTAAATCTTCTTCTTTTTTAACTGCATCTTCAACTTTTTCTTTTGTTTTTTGTGGACCTTCTTCTTTTCCTTCTACAGGTTTACTATTTTCAGCAGCTTTATTGTATTGTTGTTTTACGTAATTTAAATCTTTTGATTTTAATTTTTCAATAATATATTTCTTTGCATCTTCAAAAGACATTCCTAACTTATTTTCACGATCTGTGCTGTCTTTAATATAAGTTACATTAAATTTATCTTCGTACATATGTTTTAATTTAAACATATGAGGAGGACAATTACATACATTGTAAATTTTCGCATCATCTTGTGTTACTGTATAATCTTTATCAATTGACTTAACAGCAGAATCCAATTCACTCATTAATTCATTGCATCCTTTTTTTGGGTCGCCTTCAGATTTTAGTTCTTGAATCGCTTCAATAACTAAAGAACGTAGCATCTTTTTTAATTTATATTCTTGAATTCCTTCAGAAATTAATTGTTTTAATCGATCTTTATTCATATGTACTCTATATAAATATATACAAAGTTCCACTTATTTCATTAAATTTAGTGATTTTAATAAATAAAAAATCCCGGCGTAAATGCCGGGATTCTCATTTAATTTAGCTCTTTTTAGCGCATAGGACAATATCCATTCGCACATTCAAATCCTTGGATAACGTCTCCAGACTCAATTTGAACACTCATTAATGATTTGACCTTTTGTTTTGCTTTTAGATAAGTATCTTTATTAATTTCTTGATATGGAGCTTGCTTGAATCCATGTTTTTGTCTCAACAAAAAGCTAACGCTTTTCACATTGTCTTTATAGTTTTTCTTCAACCAATCCTTCAAACTATCTAATTCAGTTGGTTCATAATATGCTGTTACACTAACTGCATTATCACTCCATACTGATTGAAGCTTTTTAACCATGTCAAGTTGTTTAATAACATCCATTTCGTCTGCCAAAATTGCACCTTCTGGAGTTTCACATGGAAAATAAACCACAACAGTATCATGATTTTCAGTTCCATCAAAATTCAATAGAAACTCTGTATGATATCCCATATCTTTACACGTTTGAACCAACTTATCACTGCTGCTCATACGAACAGTTCTCATATAATACTTGTTATATGCTGGATGAACACCCGGAGTAGCACCACCAAGTAAACTTAATGTTCCACTTGGTTTTACCGTTGTCAACTTGACGCTTTCTGGCCAATTATTTTCTTTGCTCCATTGCTTATCAAACTTACGAAGAGCAACATAGCAATCATCAAGCCAATCCAACTTATCAAGAGACTGACAAACGCCAGTAACCCCAAGGCCGAGGCGCATGTTTTTGTGTACAATTTTATTTGTTTCATCGTGTATAAACGGTAATGCAGCAATTGCTTTTTGAGTCTTATAAAGAAGTTTTGCACAATCAACTAATTCTTCTTTAGAAGAAATATTATTTAAATATAGTTCACATAAATTGCAACATTCATAATTGCTCAAACTAATTTCTCCACACGGATTTGTGCCGACAACATTATCAGTGTCAGTAGGATAAAGATTTGAATCTTTCATAAGACCATCTTTTGTTCTACCATACTTTTGACTCAATGGTAAATTAAATAATCCATATGGTTCTCCATTAGCAAATCCAGTATCTTTATTGATTTCATATCCATTTGACCAGAATTCATTCATCAAATGAGTATAATCATCAACATAAAGAGTATTGTTACTCATAGCTCTCCAATTTGGAACATTACCACTGCTCCAATTTTTTGCTCGCAAATAAAGAACGTCATCAGGATCTCCTAATGCAATTTCAGCACTTCTACGAACATTACCTGCAACAACTATACTTCCAATAATATTGCATATATCAAGAACATCTAATGAACGAAGTTTCTTTCCTTCTCTACTTTGGAAAATCTTCACGATCTTCTCAATTCCTTCAACGAGAATTGCAGGACCACTTGCCTTTCCACCAAATCCACTAATTTTTTCACCAGCACCTCTGATCAAAATTGTGCTATATGTAAAACTCTTTCCTGTGCCATAAAATGCATTTAATACATTTTCTAAAAGTTTTACCCAACCTTCACGACTATCAGGAACAATAAAATCCGCATCCTTAGTAGCGAGATGTGAAATAGTTACATCCTTTTTAATTTTAGGAAGTTCCATTACATCTTCACGACGAATGCTATATCCTACACCACCGCCAAGCATTAAATTTTCAAATAGAAAAAGAAATGCTTTTGGTTCGTTCATGCTTGTAAACCAACAATTGAGCAAACTATTTGCACCAAAACGATCTACAGTGCTCGTTCCCAATTGCCACAACATTCTTCCCGCAAAATTACACTTTAAATTAAAAATATAATTATATAAACGTTCTGCTTCTGCTTGAGTATATTGCGCTCCAATTTTTTGCGCTCCATTAATACAACGTTGAATAGTTTCGTACCATTCTTCAGTTTCGCCATTATCCTTAACACGAGCATATGTTCTCTTATAAACAATATACCCTAATCCGTTGAATCCCCAATTTGGTTGTTTTCCTTTATATGAAGATGCAAATGCATCTGAAATAATATTTGATGTACTCATAATTTTGTAAAAGATTTTTAAACTTTATATAACGTGTAAAAAATAAGTATTCTATAATTCACAGAAGATGAATTATATTTTTTTCATTTTAAAACTTTTTTTTGTATTTTTATTTTTTATTTTACTATAGATTTAGCCATCATCTTCATACATGTATTGCTTCCATTTATTTACCATTTGCTTTTTCATAACATTTTCACTGTTATTCATTTCTCCCATTAATGCAGAACCTTCTCTACTTTGTTCAGAGAACAACTGAATGTCTCCGCATCCAGCATTCATTCTTGCAGGAAACGTTAGTCCATCTGGCCCGAAACGATTTTTAATAACATGAAAACGTGCAGTGTTATTAACTTTATCTTGAGTCTTGCGAGATAATGACAATACGAAATCCGCAGTCATAATTTTACGATATGAGTCACTGATATTCACGGCAGTAAGAATATCTTCTTCCATACCAGCACGATTGCTTTGTGATGCGCTCCAAATTGGGACTTGCAATTCACCTGCAACGCTTCTCAACTCTTCATAAATACCACCTGCCTCACTATAGCTGTTTGCATTTTTATCAGATTGAAATGGACGCAAAATATCTGCATAGTCCACAATAATCATATTAATCTTAGTTCCTAATGTTTGAATTCTTTCAACGTGGTTTTTCAAATAATGTGCGCTAACAGTCTTAATTGGAAAGTACTTAATGAACAACTTACCATTAACCTTTGCAATCTTCTCTTTAACCATACCGACGTTGTTTCTGATATTTTGGAAATCAATTCCAGTAAAACAACTGTCGTAACGAAGACCTACATAATTTTCATTTAACTCTAAAGTAAAATGAACAACATTCTTACCAGATCGCATTGCTTCAGCACCTAACTTACTTAGTACCCAACTCTTACCGCTACCAGCACATGCTGTAATAATACCAAGTTCACCCGCAGCAAGACCGCCGTCCATAATAGTGTCAATCTCTTGCCAGTTAGTCTTTACGGTGCTACGTGCCATAACACTCATACGCTTTTCAACATCAATCATATAATCATGACCAATGTTGCGCTCCATACCAGCTTTCATGGCATGATCAATTACACTCTTGATCTTCTCATACTCTCCACTATTTAATAGATCAGCACTACGAAGAATTGCATTCTTTAATTGTTGATTCTTACAAAATAGCAAGAATTCTTCTTTGATAAATTTAATATCTGTGTCAGTAATTTTCTGAAAGACAATTCTTAATTGACTAGTAATTGCTTTTTTTACAGATTCCGTTTCAATATTTTGAACCTTTACATCAAAGGTTGTAAGAGTTGGTAACTCTTTAAATTCCATGAAATATTTAAGGCACTCTTTGACGAGCCACTTATGTTCATCCTTTTCAAAACTACTAGGATCAACAATATCACTAATTCTCTCCATGAATGGTTTGTCACTAATCAATGCACTAATACACTTAGTTTGAAAGTCCAAACCGAATTTCTTTAATGTTTCTACTTGTTCCATATTATAATTAATACTGACGTTTATTTAGTTTACGAGATAGACTCTATAGTATAAAAAGTACACCCGCAATCTTTTTCTTAGTTTTATTTTTTATACAATATACGAATTAACACGTCCAAATGTTTCTGTTAACCAAGTATTATGGTTTTGAATATTACTCCACATTCTATCTTCTGCAATTAGTAAGCTAAATTTAATTCTATTTAATTTAGGAATTTCTTTTTTTAGAATTTCATTAACTCTCAATTGACTAAAAGACTGTATTTGAGATTCTTTTAATTGCATTAATGCACGATTTCTTTCCATTATATTTTTATTTTCAAGAATTGTATTGTATAGTTTATACTTCTTTTTATTTGATTCACAATAACTGTATATATCTTCCAATTTATATTCAGTATGATCTTTAAATTGAGGAAAACACTTCAATACAGTTTTTAATCCACTTCCTTGTATACCATCAATATTATCACTTACATCTCCAGTCAAAATTCTATAATTTAGAAAATTTTCACAACTTATTCCATATTCCATTAAAATTTCTGCACTTCCATAAAGTTTTCGCTTTGTAGGACTCCATACATTTATTTTATCGTTAACAATCTGTAAAAAGTCCTTATCTGTGCTCATTATGTAGACTTTATCTGCATTTTTAAAATAGTCTTGTGCTACATAAGATATAGTATCATCCGCTTCAACATGATCCAAACTCATGACTGTTATTGGCATAGTATCCAAATAACTTACTACACGAAATAATTGAACTTGTATGTTTCGATCTTCTAATTCTTCCGAAGTCAATTCTTCATAACTTCTATTATAGCGTAACTTAGTAGATCTTTTATTTTTATATTCTGGATATAGTTTTCGACGTTTCATACTTCCTCCATTTCCATCGAAAACAACAATTACTCTAGTGGGATTGAGTAATTTGGTGGCATAGCCGATACTTTGTAAAAAGCCAGTTATGCCACCAATATGTAACCCATTTTCATTGAGACTGGGTACTGCCATGAATGATCTAAAAAATGTATTTAATCCATCAACTAAAAGAATGTCACTATCTATAGTTTTCTTAACAGGTTTATTATCAACTTCCACGTTATGAAACATAGAAAATAACTTTTTACGATCTCCAGATGATAGATTATCCACAATTTATATTATTCACTTTCTTCTACAATACCAACATCTTCGTCTGTACTAACCACAGTTTCACTAATTGCACTATTAGGATTTTTATATTGCATAATTATTGCATTACAAATTCTAGTGTACATTTCAGTTTTCAATTTTGGTCTTTCGTTTAGAATATTGATGAATCCTTCTGTCTTAAACACAATTTCTTCACCACTTTCAGTAACGTATTTTACACCGGCACTTCCAGCAGGTTTTACATAATTATGATCTTTCAAAACAGTTAACCAGCTTGTATAGTCAGCAATACCGCTATCATAATAGATATTAAAATATGCTTGGCGTTGCGGTGGTCCTATACGATTCTTAATAACGACTGCTTTACATTCATTGCCAACAACAGTATCTCCAACTTTTAATTTACCAGCATTGTTCAAACGAACACGTACACTGCAATGGAAAGGCAATCCTTTGCCACCACTTACTGTATACTTATCGGGAGAATTTGGTTGAGCCGCAAGATTAATACGCAATTGATTGGTAAACACAATTAAAACCTTTTGACGACCAATCATGTTTGTAATTTTACGCATAGCCTTACTGATAATAATTGCTTTACCAGTTGCATAACCGTCTTTTCCATGATCACTTTCTAACTCTGCTTTTGTACTTGCAGCAGCAACACTATCAACAATAATTGTTAATAGTAAATCAGGTGCATCTTTTCGAATATATGTAATCGCCTTTTCAATACGATCAAATATTTCTTCGACAGTTTCTGCTTGAGTATACATTAATTTATCTTTGGACAAGTCTACACCCAAACTTCTCCAAAAGTCAGGAGCAGCAGCATTTTCAGTATCAATATAAATTGCTTTTCCTCCCTTCTTTTGTGTATTTGCCACAATATGGGCACTAACCAAACTTTTTCCAGTGCCTTCCATACCGTTGAATTCAACCATCCTACCAACAGGCAATCCACCATTTGGTCGATTGCTAATTGCAAGATCCAAAATACTGGATCCGGTACTTACCCAATCACTAATAGAAGATGGATCTTCTTGTTCATCCAAGAAATATGCAACCTTTCCTCCATCTTTATTAGATTTATTGAGTTCTTCTGCCAATTTTTCCAAAAGATTATCTTTTGAAGACTCTTTTGAAGACTCTTTTGAAGACTCTTTTGAAGACTCTTTTGAAGACTCTTTTGAAGACTCTTTTGAAGACTCTTTTGAAGACTCTTTTGAAGACTCTTTTTCATTTGTAACGTGTGTACTTGATTTCTTTTTCATAACATTATTAATATAGAATAAACCAAAAAAGGATGGTGACATTGTATATCACCATCCTTTCATTTGCAATTTAATTTATTTCTTTCCGAACAATTGATCAAACTGATCTTCAGCTTCAGAAGAATTAGCTTTGGATGCAGCAGCACTTGGAGAAATAGGAGTCACAGACTCTTCATCAACAACGCTACCGGAATTAACGGTACCATCAGCTTCCGCTTCTTGTGCGCTAATCCAATTTTCCATAATCTCCTTCAATTCATCATACGTATATTCAGGGAATAACTCAAGAATATCAGTTTGCTGATCTAGAATGCTCTTGCGAGCTTCATCAATAGCAGGAGATGTTCTGGGCTTAACACGAATCAACGTTTCTGGAAAATTCTTTCCAGTTTCAGTTGCTTCCTTAAAATCTACATCAATATCACGACCAGTATCAATATCAGTAATATTACCCCATTCAGGGTCTGCAATTACACGAAGCAACTCTTCGTACACAGTTTTTCCAAATCCCCAGAAGCGAACTCCCAAATTTTCCTCACCACGAACCAAAATTGGTGCATAAGTGCGGAGCTTAGGTTCAATCTTCTTACCGAGCTTCCAGTCATCTCCACCATTTCTCTTGAGACGATTACTCCACTCGACGATAGGATCAGGACGATTAAAAGAATCTGGACTCAAATAAGCCTTCTTACCGACATTGTAATGGAACTTCAATTCAATGAATGGATATCCATCTTCACGAAACTTGTATGGAAGAATACGAACAACTTGCTTGCCCTTTGGCTTCCAAATGAGATCAGACTTTTTGTTTGTGTTTGAGAGAGAACTCAAACGAGACCTTGCGATTTTTGAAATATCAAACGCCATAATTAGTCAATTAGTTAATTGTTAATTGTTAAATAATTAAAAGTTAAGTTTTTAACTGTTAATTGAGTAATAATCTTACGTACATCATCCGATGTTACTTATCAATCATTACACGTATAAGTATAGACCAAAAAAAGGAAACTGCAAGGAAAAAATTATATAAAAAATCAACGCTTACATGACTATTTCAGTCAACTTTAAAGATACAATTTTCGGACCAATGTCAGTAGTTAAAATTAAACAATTTCTGTATAATTCCCAATTTAACTGAAAAGTTTTATCAAAAGTTCCATTGTTTTCTTCAACAATCAACTTATTCATACCATTCAAAGTATATAGCGTGTTATAATTTTTTTTTCTATGTATCGAAATAGTATTTGGAAATTTTTTATTTTCTATATTTAGAGAAGAAATATTATAAATAATAAAATATTCTTTGTTGTTTTTTAAGTTAATAAACACAAAAAATTTATTTTCAACAACTGTATAAAATTGTTTGATTTTTTCAATCAATTCTTTATAGTCGTTTCCATAAAATGTACAGAGTAATTGTTTTTCTTTGTTTAGCATGGTAATATCATTTTTTTACCTAAGTTTTCAATATACCATTCACGACCAACTACATTACCTTCTGTATTATACCACACTCCCTTTTTTGAATAAAATCCAAATTGTTTACATTCTTCTAAAGTATACTCTGTCTTTAACATTTTTTCTACTGCATTCGCATCCTGTTCCTTTTCTTCGGGTGTACGAACATCAGCAGCTTGTACAGTGGGTTGATCAATAGGTTGTGTTTGTTGAGGAACGGCTTGAGGTGCTTGAGGTGCTTGAGGTGCTTGAGGTGCTTGAGGTGCTTGAGGTACTTGTTGAGGAACTACTTGAGTTTGTTGAACTTGCTGAGATTGTGCAGGTTGTGCAGGAGTTCCTTGAAATATATTAACTTGTGATTTTTTTGGATTTTCTTCGAAATGGGTTCCTCTGGCCAATGCTCTTTGTTTATATTCTGGAGTTGGAAATGTAACCAATATGCCATTTGAATTATATGCTTGTCTATCTGGAAAACGTCCTGCTTCTGCTAATTTATTACTCGCAAAAATACTTTGTTCTTCGGACAATCCTTCTTTTGTTAGATACTCTCTAAATAGTGAAAGATGATCATTGTTTAATACGTCAAATATGCCTGATTCCAATCTAGGATCAAGAGCAACTGCATCCAAAACTTTATTATATATTTCTTTCATCCTATATAAATATAATAGGATTTTTGATTATTATATACTTATTACATTCATTTCATTATAATTTTTTCCAGTATAACACTTCACCGGAAACTTATTATTCATCATGATTTTCTTTAATTCTTTCATGGTGTTTTCACCATCACTTGAATGTAAATCAAACAATACAGCATCATATGTATACAAAATTGCCTTGGTTTTTTTGTCTTTTAAATAAGAATTTACGTATGACATAATATTCATATTATACTCTGTCTCTGATGCTTGTAGAATATAATTAAACAACTTATTTGGATTCGGTTCATGAATATTATTTGTTGAAATTCTACGTTTAAATATTGGTGTTTCAACGTATCCGAATGTAACGAAATAATCCCATCTGTGATCAATATACTCGATAATTTTCTTGAAATATGGAATATGCTTGTATTTATCAGGAATATTACCATACATCAATTGAAAAGTAATATTTTTTGCCTCTTTGATTTTTTCCTCGGACAAACTATCTTGATTAAAGTAATATTTTCCTAAATAATTATATGTGTCAATAGGAAGATCATAACGAATCAATTCTGCGATCAAATGAGGATGATACGCAGAATAATCAATCATAAATAACATTCCATCTTGATATCTACTAACAAAAGAAGATCTACATCCATCGTCTTTTTTCAACGCAGCATAATTGACTCCACCATAACGATTGCTAGGTCTTCCGGTTGAAGTAAAAATATTATACTCAGTATATACAAATCCATCTTTTACTTTTACATTTTTTTCTGAAAAGAATTTATTGAAAATTTCTATATCAACTTTTAATCCGTTATGCTCAATAACAGAAAGATTCTCAATCACATGAGTATTTAAATTAAAATATGAAGATTCAATATTATCTTTTTTTAGATACTTAATAATATTGTCTGTATATTTATCGAATTTCTCAATGAACGATGACAACGGTATTACACAATTAATATCCGCATACTTTGCGTATTTTCTTTTGTAGAAATTGAATACAGGAGATTCATACATTTCATAATCAATAATCTCACCATGTTCCAAAAAATACACTAAATCTACGTCTAAAAGATTTTCTAAATTAAAATAATGCAAAAATTTCTTTTTATTGATCACCCATTTTTTACCACGCATTTTCTGCATATCACTACAAAAAATTTGTAGATCCACGTAAAAACAAGAATCTGGATGTTCAAACGAAATAACATAGTATTTATAATTGGTAATATTTTTTACAATTACAAAACAGGGACGGTCTGCAACAGAATGATATCTATCATCACATCCCACACATTCAAATATTAAATCACTATTAATATTTGAATTGATGAAATTTTCGTAGTCTTTTTTGGAATCGACAATCATTGAACTACACTACAACAGTTCAATGCAAACATCAACTTTTTATAAATCTACCATATTGTGTATAATCAGAAATTATGCCATTAATATTTGGTATTACTTTTTTAGCTTCAAAAACAGCATTTTTATTGATTTCATATAATCCAAATTCATACAATTTACCGTTTTTAATAACGTTTTTTTCTGGACCTACTAATGACCACGTTAAAAAAATTTTTTTGAAAATTAATTCTGAAATTTCATTATAATTAGTTTCATTTACTTCAATTACAATTGTTGAATTAATTTTTTGTACAAAAAATCTGTCTTTGTATCCTAATGTATAATCATCTTCCGTCACCGAAAATATATAATTTTTAGGATATACCAATGATACAACTTCTGGCAATCTTCCAATAGAATTGTATGTTTGAATATTAACGGCCATAGAATTCTTCCTTTCCATCAGAAAATATAATATTTCTTCCACGTATAGGACGTATTCCTGCTTTGATTGTAGTAACCCAATCTCCATTTTGAATACTGTGAGAAATATCTACAATTTGGAATATAATTTCAGTTTCACTATAAGGTTTTGGTAAATTTTTAATACTAAAACATTGAAATGTTCGCAATACAGATATTCCCTGCAATGTAATTTCGCATGTAAAATTTGGTTGCTGTCCACCGTAAATATTTAAATTATTTTCAAAATCATCATCATTTAATATAGTGAGTAATAATGGTACACTCGGTAATACTAAATTATATACTTGATAAAATTGTTTCGCATTTGGATTTGCTCTATTGGCTTCATCACTACGAAGACTAATTAAAAACGCATCAGATTTTTTACCATATTTTTGAAGTTGTTTAATAACATCAGAAGATTCATTTAATACAGATTTAACTACATCTGGTTTTAATTGATTTGCTCCTAAACGATCACCAAAGTAAAAATCAGGTAATTCATTCGCAGTAGCAAGTCCAGTACTTGAGTTTTTGTTATTACTAGATCCTGCTATTACTTGGTTTGCTTGTGCCGAAGTAGGAGTACCACTGAAACTGATACTCTTTATGAAACTATCAGAATCAATGTCAAATTGAAATACGTTTTCAAATAATTTAGTTGATATTAATTTCTTATCAATCACTCTTAAGTTTTTATCGTCTTCAATAACAGAAAAATCCCAAAATCCTCCAACAGCACCAGTAATATCGTTTAGTAATTTATTTAAAAATTCTTCAGATGTTGTTGTGTCTTTTGACGCATTAATAACAGTATTTATATTAATGTATAAATCTTTTAAATATCCCCATTTTCCAGATTTATATCCTTTTGGATTGTCTTTATATTGTGGAAATGAATATTTTCCATTTCCATTTATACTGTTATATCTAAATCTGTTTATATATTGATCTAAATTGTCTCTAAATATTCCATTTGAAATTGGTTCGTTTGAAGTATTCTCAACTTGTGCCAATGGCCCTTGTCCAAATGTATATCTTAATCTATTTATTATTCCAGTATCTATTGGCTCTTTAGAAATTTTTGATTTATTATACCCTGTTTTAAACGTTTTAAATAAAATAATATCATCAAGACTTGTTTTTTTAGGGTTTGTCAATGTTTTTGAAGATGCACTTGGTCCCGTTTGCAAACTATAAGTTTGTGACTGAAATTTATTATTTCCTACATCACCTTCATAATCTCCTACCCAATAATATGTACCTAAATTAAATTTAGGTGCTTGAGCATTTGGTATTAATAAAATATTTCCATTTGTACTTATTAAATTTCTATGTCCTCCAATAATTGTATCTCCTATATCAATTGTAAATAATTTAGATGTTTCTTCTTGATTATTTACTTGTTGTCCTTCTTTTAATGTTATTTCTTGTGTTGCAAATAAATTATATAATTCTATTACAAATTCCATCGTTACCCAAGTATCATCAGGAGTTTCACGATCCCAATCATGTTCTTCTGGAGAATATTTATTAAAAGGATCTGAATCTATCTTTTTTCTTGCCAAACAAATTCTATCTTCAGGATTTCCTTTATAAAATTTTTTGATTAATTCTGTATTATTAAACGATCCTTTCTTTTGTTTTTCTTCTTCAGATGGATCAAGTGCTTCGAAAAAATTCTTTTTGTCGCTGAGACATTTACTTACTTTATTTAATCGTTGTGAACAAAATTCAGAAAAACTAGGTCTTGTTAATACTTCATTTTTTACTTTCGTTGTTTTTGGTGCTGCATTCAAAAACGCACCAGTATGATTTCTGTGCTTAGAATATATTTCAGTTTGACAATCATACGTAACTCCATCTTGAGAACTAAATTCAAAATTTGCTATAATACCAAACGTAACATCATACATTCCGTTTGAATTTAACATTCTTGTATATAAAGGAGATCCGTCAATAAATAAACTTGTTAATTCTTGTGTATCTGTCAAATCTAATAATGATGATAAATTAAAATGATTCCATCCTACTTCAACTATAAGACTTATACCCGGAGTTAAAAAATAAGGAGTCAAATATTCTAATTGAGCAAAACTGTAACATTTCCATTTTATTGTTGCTTTACGAATACGTTCTTTTTGTATACTTGTTTCTATAGATACAATCCCCGGTGGAGGAGTTAAAATAGGAATAGTTTTTTCACTTCTTGCAGTTACGGTGTATTGAGAATTAGATGTTAAATTTAATTTATGTGGATTTCCATTAACATCATATCCTATGGTATTAGGAGTATAAATATCAGATCCTTGTTTACTGAAATCTAAAACTCCATAAGAGGAATCGAATCCTTGTCCTCCATATAATATAAAACCATCGTGTTTTTGTCTTTCAATTTCCTCTTGAGATAATTTATTTTGTTGAACAACATTTTTTGTTATTCCAGTACCATTACTGGTTACACGTACCCATGAAGACAGTGGACCTTTATATTGAGTCCATGTATTTACATTATCATACCAAGCATCCGTTCCACTAACATAGTTAATTCCTCTATCCAATTTTCTTCTATAAAATTCTTTTCGAATTTCATTTGGAATAGCATGAGGAACCCACGGTCTATTATCCAGACTTTCAATACTTGTTTTTGCCATATAACTTATGAATTAATTAGTTTATAATCGTTTAAAATTTTTATTATATTTCCCGGTATTCTTAATTGAATACCAGCAGGAACACTTAAACGACCTTTACCTATTTTATTTGCCAACGCAATAACCCACCATAAACTAACATCCTTATAGTATTTATATGCAATTGTATCCAAATACATAGTATCATTTGTAACAATATATATATCCGATACATCTTCTGGTATGTTAGGATATATAGTACTTTTATAAACACGTTTGCCATCAAAACGTTTATCAATTTCTATATTAGAATATCTATTCATAGTGTTTATTTATTAGTAACTATCAAACCTTTTGAAAAATCTCCAGCAGATACCATATTATTAAAATCAATGTCTCTATAAACATCTCCAAACTGAGATCCTCCCGTTATAGGCTTTTCTTTCTCAATAATATTTAAGCTGACATTCAACTCTGCTGTTTTTGGAAATTGTGCATACTTTCCTTTGGATGACTTCCATACAAATTTCCCAGCTGGGAAATTCCAATCTTGATTATTATTTGTATAATTGTTTCCACCGTCTTCTCCTAACGTTTCCCATATTGCATCCTCTGGAATGGTTAATCCAATACTCGTGATTACTGCTGGTTGATTTTTATACAAATCACCAATAGTAAACTTTATTACTGGAGGAATTATAAATCTAGAAAATGTAGGGTAATTTTGATTGCCTGTATAATTTGCAGGCTTTAATAATCCGCAAAAATAATTTATTTTTTTCCAAGTTGGTAATAATTCTTTTATTGAATTAACATGAACAGTAAAGTTAAACGATAAAGTTCGTGAAAATCCTTTATAAGTATAAAGTTTATCTGCACGACCTATATAATTTACATCACTCCATTCTCCGGTTAAACTCTCATTTAACCCTTTTAAAGTTGCTCTAAACGGAATATATTTATCATTCACAATGTCATAAAAGAAAAATGCAATTTGATCATCTCTATAACTATCATACGGTCTTTTAGGATTACTATCTGTGATTGTTTGACTATCTAATTTACTTACGTCTAATAAATTTATTTTATCAGCTCGATTCGTTGTTGCCATTCCTTTACCATCTGGATGATCCAATAATTGTTTTTTCAAATGGAAGTACCAATTTTGAATATAACTATCATTGTAGTTATTTGCGGTTACTCCTTTATCCTCACTAAATGGATTTTTTGTCCGAACTGTAATGTTATCAAGACCAATAAAAGATTCATTTGAAAATTGTTGTACCAATTTATCGCTCTTACTTGGTGGTTTGTATTCATATCCTGCATCTTTTATTTTATCTATTACTTTTTGTAAATTTTCTTGTATCTTTTTTACACTGTCAGTATTCTTATCAGTAAATTTACTGGCTTGTTTAACTACAGTGTGCTTTTCAATAGTTCCGCCAATAGCGGTATACTTCACATAAATACTCAAAAGATCAGAATATTCATAAGATGCAAGTCCTGCATTATTTTTAGTTATAGGAACTATACCAACATTATCACCATACGTTTTATATCCATATTGATTTTTTTGTAATGTATATCCAACTGGAATTCCTTCATATTGAAGTGTGGAAGGTATCGTTTGACCAAATATGTTAATTAATTTTTTAGAATCAGTAATTGAAGTCTGTTGTGTTTTCTTGATTGCTTCTGTTGGCCCATCGTTATTACTTCCTGCTTCCCATCTTTGATAACTTTCTTTGCCCCAACTAAGTTCTGTTCCTATTGATGTATAGGATTTTAATACATCCTTTGAACCTAACATTATTCCATAGGTTCCTTCGTCTGCTCTATATTTTGTATTTTGAGGTTGTGATTGAGGAATTAAACCACCAAAAATTCTGTTAAATCCGTCTTTAAAATAATTACCAATGATTCCTCCACTTGGTTTGCCACCTTGCCATCTTTGTGCCAATGCTTTTGATGGTAATGTTGTAGATGCTCCACGCAACAATCCTTTATACGGATTATTTACCTTTTTAGCAACGTCTGATACTGCTTGCTTTCCAACCGTTGTGCTAGGTGCTTGATCAGATGCTCCAAATCCTAGTGAAGATACGAATCCACCAATACTACTTACATCAATAAAACGAGTGGGTGTAGGAATAACGCCAAAAGATGCAATGCTGCTAACTGCTAAAACAGGTGTTAATGGATTATAAATTTTAGTTTCATTAAATGCATTTTGTCCTTGTAAGAAAAATTGCTTTGCTAGAAATATTATTCCATCACCAGTTATCGACCACTTTGCGATACGCGCAACATCTTGTAATGCGCTACCTAATGGTACTGATCTACTCTCATATTTTTTTAATGCATTGATACCTTTATTGGCATCGTTTGGACTTACATAAATAAAAGGTTGTCTAGGACCAAATCTTAACAATCCTGTGTATCCTGTCTTTGCAGTAAATTTATCGTATATGATGTTGCTATTTGCATCAAATAAATTTGCAAGTTCTCCCGGTTGACGCAAATCATTAAATCCACTCGGAAGTGTATAGCCATTCGCTATAATTTGTGGATTTGAAGTTACAATATCAGTTCCTATGTTATTTGAATTTGCCATATATTAATAAATATTAAACTGCTCCAAGTGCGCCACGTTCTTTTTGTCCTCTAGCTAACAAATAATTTGCTCTACTACCATCAATATTTACAGCAATACCTCCGCTATTCATTAATCCAATTAATTCATCTAATTTTTTAACAACTGCATCACTTGATCCGTTTAAACCACCAGCAACTCCTGCACTCAAATTTAATGCAGCCAATGCTCCAACTTTCAACAAACTGACATTATTTATTTCTTCATTCAATTCTTTAATTGCTTGAGTTACAGCTTTAATTCCATCTACAGAAGTATTACTAAATGATTCTACACCTTTACTTATCGCATTTATCGATTCTGCTGCTAGATATAAAGCAGGTGCCATTGTTGCTAAACCTATAAGTTGTAGCAACATTCCGCCACCTAAAAATGAAGCAATACCTGCCATTGCCATGCTTGCACCAAAGAACGCCATAGCACCTGAAAGAACATAAAATCCAGCCGCAAGAGTAAATAAATCTAAACTCATAGCTCTTTCAAATCCTTCCACAAACATTTGAAATGCTTTACCAAATCCAATAGCTGCTAATGCTAATAATGCAATAGAAGCAGCAAATGCTAACATAATACCAATAGCAGGTACAATAACAGGAGATGCAGTAGTTATCAATGTGCTCAATGCAACCAATGCTACTGTTAATACAGCTAAACCAGCAGCAGCAATTGCCATATAATTAAATCCTGCTTGTGCTTCTGGACTACCAAATACCTTTGATGCATGTGCTAATATCAATACTGCTCCAGCAAATGCTATCATAGCAACACCAATTGCTAATAATTGAGCAGGATTTATTCCTTTTATGCTTTGTGCTAATCCTCCTCCCATTCCTCCACCAGCAGGAGCTACAGGAGCTTTTGGAGTTTTTGTTTCAATAGATTTTATTTTTGAAGTAGGAGTTTTTCCTTTGATGCTTTGCGCTAATTCTCCTCCCATTCCTCCACCAGCAGGAGCTACAGGAGCTTTTGGAGTTTTTGTTTCAATAGATTTTATTTTTGAAGTAGGAGTTTTTCCTTTGATGCTTTGCGCTAATTCTCCTCCCATTCCTCCACC